ATATAAGAGGTATCAACGATAGGCCTCTAATAAGTGCTTCGCGCCGCGGCGCCTACGCAATCCTTTTAAATACGGATAAATATAAGGAGGTGACCGCTTTAAATACGGTCATTTATGGGAAAAAATAAATGAGTACTACAGATTTTATGGGCAGAGATGGCTTCATCTGGTTTACAGGTGTCGTTGAGGATAGAAAAGACCCACTTAAATTGGGCCGAGTAAGAGTAAGATGTCTAGGTTATCACACGGAAGACAAAGAGGCCTTACCTACTACAGATTTACCTTGGGCACATCCAATGTTGCCAATTACTGCCAGTGGCACATCTGGCATTGGGCAAACTCCCCTTGGCCTTTTAGAAGGCTCGTGGGTGGTTGGTTTCTTTAGGGACGCAGATACTAAACAAGACGCAGTAATTATGGGGAGTTTGCCAGGCAGACCCATTACTACAGGCGCACAGAATTTAGCAGAGGGCCTTGGGTTTAGCGACCCTAATGGCAATTACCCACGTTACGCAGGCGAATCAGATGTTAATAGACTAGCACGGAATGACGCAGATAATCAGAGCATTACGCTAGAAGCACGTAAGACATTTAGAGCGGCCTCTTATACAAATATACCTAGTGCAAATATACTCCCTATCGCAGATGGCATAGTAGATATAGCACAGTCGGAGGGTGATGTATGGTCCTTACCTGAAAATACATATGCAACTGAATACCCATACGGCCATGTATATGAGAGCGAATCAGGCCATCTATTAGAGTTTGACGATACACCAGACCAAGAGCGTATTCTATTATATCATCATAGTGGTACTGAAACAGAAATCACGGCCGAAGGAACAAAGAACGAAGTAAACAAAGATTCAACTCATACGATAACCGAGAAAGACAATAAGGTCTATATCAAAGGGTCCTCTGACCTAACAATCGGTGGTCGCCATAAGATAACAATAAACGCTGATGGTGCTGCTAATAACAATTACGATATACAGGTAGGGCCTAACGCTAATGTCAATATACAAGTAGATAAAGGTAACATTAATATGGCCGCTTTAGATGGTGATATTAATATGTTTGCTAATAACAATATGAATGTAAGAGTAGGTGGTACGTATAAACTTGTTGCTGGTAAGATATTAGAAACATCACAAAGTACAACCACACGTAGCGCTCAGAATGAGTATCACACGTATGGTAACCCAATTGACCACAACTAAAACTGGCTAGGCTTTCTAATCTATAAAAGTAGTAAGTAACATAGAGATATAACGAAGCGGTATTTTATGGTTTTATATATGAGAATTTTTTTCGTGCTATTTTTTGTGTTATTAGTCGGCTGTGTCAAAGTGTCGGTATCATGTAAAGTAGATAATATAGATGAAATCGCATCCGCGGTCGAAGACTGTAAAGAACAACCTAACATGGCTATATCAAAGGAGTTTTAGAAGTTATTACTTTTATACATAGTTATGTTGAAACCCAAAGGAACCATGCTAGAGCTAACAGATAACGCAATAAAGAGATTAACTTACATTGCCAATAAGGCAGGCACTCGTTATGTGAGATTAGACATTAAGGGTGGTGGATGTGCAGGCTTTGAATATAAGTGGAGTACTACGGATACAAGGGAAGATACTGATTGTTTATTAGGCGATATATTAGTAGCGTCTTTAGAATTAGAGATGTACTTATTAGGTACAACGCTTGATTGGGTAGAGGAAGAGTTTAGTAGTGAATTTAAGATAACTAATCCTAATAGTAAAAGTAGTTGTGGCTGTGGGGAGAGTTTTAGCGTCTAGGAACTATCGTTAAAAATTTTTCGCTTTACTGTGCGAATACTTTGATGTTAACTTGTGCGGAAACTATATGAAATATGAAAAAGCAGATTTACCTGTATTAATCTCTATGCCACGTGCTGGTTCGCATTACGTAGGTCATTATATAAGACAAGCATATCTTAAACGAGGTATTGTAGGACCTGAAAATCGTAGTTCGGAGTTTTTTAATAACGAAGACTATAGACAACCTATACAACAGAAAATAAAGTTATTTGAAGATTTAAGAGATAACTTTGGTGTAAATATGTTTTCTATCTATCATGGCCATCATATGAGTCAACATATATCAATGCCTAGTAAACCTCATTACACTTATCTATTTGATTGGTTTAAAGACTTCTATTTAGGTTATACGGTTGTTTTATTAAGACGTAAGAATATATGGAAACACTTTGTATCTTTTACGTTTCATAATATTATTAGAGATGAATTAGACAAGTATGGTAAAGAAAATGAAATAACACATCCTTGGCATTCTATGAATGTTACAGATGATGATGTATTAAAATCAACAATACAAACATACAACATAAAGTTTAAGTTTACGGATGCTCATTTTGAAAAGTTTTTATATTATGTAAGATTTTTTAATGAACATGTAATCAACTATTATAAAGATAAATTAAATGTACATAATCTATGGTTAGAGGATTGTACTCATAGTAAAATGGTTGATATGTTTATACCAGAAGAACGTAAATTAACTTATACAAATCCTTTTGAACCTAGTAAGATAAAGTATTTAACATATTTTAACAATACAATAGAATACAAAGCAAAGTTTACTAATTTATATAATACTCATTTTAAGCCATATGGGTATGAGGTAGATTAAACGCCCACGCTTTTTCATAACACCAAAAACATTGCCAACACCATGCAGTAAAGTCTTTAGTTTGTTTACCTGAACCTACACAAGAACGTGTAATAGGAAACAAGTCTTCCATTAAACCTTCTTCTTTAAATACACCAGCAACAAATCTTTTATTTACATTTATATAAGGTTGATATACGTTATATGTTATATTAGGTTTGTTTGAAACATCACGTCTTGTTTCACCTTGTATTCTTTCTAAATTTTTAGGAGTATAATTGATTTCAGGAAATCTTTCTTTTGCATATTTGGCAAATGCCATACGTATTTGTACAGGTGGGTTTGCTGTCATACCATCTAATCTAATAGGTCCTTTAAATTGACTCATAAATTCAGGTATTAGTTTATCTAATTGTAAAATCTTTGCAACAGCAGTTACAGACATATTGCCATATAACTTTTGATTTTCTAACATACTATCTCTTGCTTTAGGCCACCAGCCACCTACTTCTCTATCGTTAAAGTCTTTGATTGTTATGTCATTTAACTTACCATTAGGAAACTTCTTTTGTAAATATTCAACTATTTCTCTAGCTGCGTCAGCGTCTTTAGGGGCGTTTACGTCATTACACATAAAAGGAAATATTTCTATTTGCGGAAAGTGTTTTAATGTTAAGTATGTTGCTGACGCTGAGTCACAACCACCTGATAATGACATAACTATTTGTTTAGGTAAAAAATCATCATCAAAGTCAATATCTTTTAATGCTTGTTCTTTATATGGTGATTTGTTTATTTGTTCTTTTATATTTGTCCAAAATTCAATTGTTTGATTTCCATATGTTAAGTTCATTTTAATGCTCCTTGTCTAACTTGTCTCCAACGTTGTAGTTCTGGTGTAACGTTAAAGTATTCTTCACTTTTTATTTTTTTAACTCTATTCTTGTCACTAGGTACAGCAAAGTTATCATAAGCCTTTTGTACATTTTTTCTTAATTTTCTACTTCTAGGATCAAAACCTCTATTTGTTTTTACTAATAATAATGTTATGCCTTCTTTATGTGCAATCTCTTTTGCTTGTTCTATTTCATGTTCATTGTATCCAAATATTATATATTGCCACACTATAGGGTGACCTGCCTGTACTCCCATTTTCATAGTTTCCCATACTTGTTTAAAATTAGAACCTATACGATACAATTCTGATTTCTCATCTAAACCATCAACACCAAAGTACCAACAATTTTCTCCTAGACCATAACTATATGCTTTTTCCCACCACTTCTCATCCATGCCTTTTGTATTAGTACCATTAGTTGCAACTCTTAAACCTTTACCTAAACCGTCCATCATTTCTAAAAATGCAAGAAAGTCAGGATGATATATTGGGTCTGATATTTGACCACAAAAGGTTATCTGATTTTCATAATAGTTTAATACTTTTCTAAATTCTGCTTTACCTATATCAAATGATCTTGCTATTCTAGGTAGACCTTCTACCTTTTGTCGTAAACATTGTGGGCAACGTAATATACATCTATGTGATAGATCCATATTAGGTGAAGATAGTTTTTGATTTTGAATATAGAAGTCTGTTAAATGGCTCATTTTTTATAAGTATCTTTTTCTAAATTACCACACTTGTATTGGCATTGTTTCAAAGCACAACTTGGATTATTTATTAGCGTATCAAAGAAGTGTTCCCACTCTTTAGATCCATATATATCTTCTAACTTGTCAACATTTTTTAGTGCAAGGTGATCGTCTTTTAAATGAAAGACTTCCGTTACACCGTGATCGTTTTTAGGATCATCTAACCAACAACAAGGTAACATATAACCATCAGATGTATAGGCTGCTGGTTTATGATAACTTTTAGGTTGATATGTTAAACATCTAGGTTTAATTTTTATATCTTTAGGATTCATTTTTATATTGTAACACAATCTTAACATAAAGTCAAGCTAGTAATACTCCTTTAGTTCAGGAAATACATCAAATAAATTGTACTCCCATTTAGTTCCCTTGTAACGTTCATCTATTTGTAATAAGTATTTAATTGTTTCTTTATAGTCATACCCATTATTGTCTTCTCGTAATACTTGTTGTATATCTGGCCACTTTTCATATTTAGGTATCAGTTCTTGTTTGAGTTTATCAGGCAATACGTTTGCAGCTAATTTTTCGGGACTTCTTATATTAGACCAGTTTATCATAGAGCCTCTTTCCCTTGTTTCAAATATATCAATATTTTTGTCGTACCATTCAGGCAACTCATAAAATCTAAGCACACTTAAAAACGATATAGCGCCATTAATATTTATTTTTACATTAGGGTACTTTCTAACGGTCTTAATGTTATTAACAATCTCATCCCAATTTGATCTTCTTCTAATATAGTTATTATATATTCCTACACTATCAAGTGATACGGTAAACTCAAATAAACCAAACTTAGGAATAAAATCTGTAACTTTCATTTTATCCATATTCATAGTTTGCATATTTGTCTGAAATTTTAAAAGCATTTTTTGACAATCATCAGGCGCCTTTTCTACCAATTTTTCAAGTAACTTATAATATGGTTTCATAACTAATGGTTCACCACCTATAAGTTTCATTGCATAGATGTAAGGTGCTATATCTACTACCTGATCTGATATTTTATCTAAACTATCATTATCTAAATTAAATGATACTCCTGCTCTAGCATACTTTTGTAATTTTTGTGAATATATGGTTTGATTATCTAATGCCTTGTGTTGTATTGTTTCTATTCTTTTTGTTGAATCCCAAGGATGGCACATAAAACAATCAAGGTTACATTTGTTACCATATACTTTTATCTGTACCTCAAAACATCTATCTTTTATATGACCTCTCAAATCTTCTTGGTATCTTCTTACAGATTTTTTTAGTTCAGGCCATATAAGTGAATCATTAGTTTGTATTTTAAGTGCAGCTTGTCGCCTTGATCTTCCGTATAGTTTTTCTTGTTTTCTACAAGTTCTACACCATTCATTTGTAAGTTTTAAATCAGAATTTTCATCTAGCATTTCTGCTCTTAACTTGTTTAGATTTTCATTATTTTCAAACCAATCTCTAAATGTAACGTCATGTATTTTAGGTGCTAAATGATCGTTGTTTAATTCAGCCCAAGAGCATGGTGCATATCTGCCTCTTGTATTGGTGTATAACATTTGAAAGGGAGCGCTACAGAAAAACATTTTTTGATCTTTGATTTTTTGTTCAAACTCACCATCACTCCAAGGTTTCATACAACCTGCTTGAAACCATTGACTAGTATCAACTTTACCATCGCCAAGATATTTGTCGCCTGGACCACCTTTTGTTAGATGTGATTTATCTTTTGTATCTTTTGTCATTTATATACACTTCAATTTTTTCAAACCCATAGTGATAATTTTTATATAGGTCTTCATTTAACATAGATGGGAAAGTCCATCTCTTATCTTCATCGCCATGTTTACCTTCTTTGATACTTATGTCTTTATTAAGTACTTCAGGATGTTCTAATCTATCCATATCTGGATGAGGATATCCTACACCCACAAGTAGTTTAGGTTCTGACTCTAGTTTTAATAATTTTTGTACATTATCGCCTTTTACATCTCTTTCAAAGGCACTACAATAACCTGTTTTATATCCTAGTAAAGCTGCAGCCATAACTAATTGACCAGATGATATACCTATTGATGTATTCTTTTGTTCTTCTAAAGTATCTATTGCTATTTTAGTTGCGTTTGGTTGTGTAGCAACAATGTGTGTACCACTTCTTATATTTTTAGTTTCATCACAATACACAAAAACAACAGGCGCTAGTATTTGTGAATTTGTTACAGCATATCTATGATCGGTAACAAACTTCTTTTTAGTATCTGTAAATATTTTATCTGTTTGAGTATTTGTTTGAAAAGTAAATAACTTTGTTCGGTTATAGATTTTTCTTATAACATTAGGATTAGTATATACTCTTAAACTATAATGTGTTTCATTTTGCTTTGATGGTGAGTTAGCTGCAACATAGATAAGTGTTTCTAAATCTTCCTCTGATACAGGTTTAGTCAAATCATAATTACGCTGTGCTTTTTTACATACATCAATAGCATTCTTTATTTCATCATTCATATGCCTATTTATTATAAATATAACTAATATAATCTTATATTTACATTCCCGAACATTGCAGATAACTAGGAGGTAGTCTATGCCAAAGAAGCATAAGAAAATAACTATATCCTCTCTAAAAAAGAAGGCACCTAAAGTACCTCCTTTCACGTGTATAAAGATTGACAATGTTATAAGTAAATTAGAGAAGATAGTAGATAAGAAAAAAGCGTTAGATAAGAAACAATTAAAAGAATTAGTAAAGAAACTTGAGGTATTAAGGGACGCCAATGATAAACTACGTGATAGTGGGATATATTGGTATGAAAAATTAAAACACTTATTAAAAACGAGGTAGGAGGTCTTCTATGAATTATTATTTTACAGGTGCTCTTATAATATTGTTTATTTTGTTTACTTTATTTGTTACACCCTACCCATATTAAAGTTTTGTTACAATCGGTTTTCCTATGTTAAATACTAGCGATAGTTATTAAACTATCAATCTCTAAAGTAAAACATAGGAAACCTAGATGAGAAAATTATTATTCAGTTTAATTATGATTTTGATGACAACTACATTATATGCAAGGGATCAAATTAACATTGTTGGTTCTTCAACAGTTTATCCATTTTCAACAGTAGTCGCAGAAAGATTTGGTAAGTCAGGTAAGTTTCAAACACCTGTCATTGAATCAACTGGTACTGGTGGTGGAATGAAACTATTTTGTAAAGGCATTGGTACAAACACACCAGATATGTCAAACGCAAGTAGAAAAATAAAACCAAAAGAAGTTAAACTTTGTAAAGATAATGGTGTTACCGATATTACACAAGTGATTGTAGGTTTAGATGGTATTGCTTTTACAAGTTCAGTACAAGGCAAACAATATAACTTTACAAAAAAACAACTTTGGGAAGCGATGGCTGATCTAGGATCAAAACCAACTAAATGGTCAGATATTGATCCTTCTTTACCAGACATTAAAATAGCAATACTTACACCACCTGCTACAAGTGGTACAAGGGATGCTTGGAATGATCTAGTAATGAAAAAAGGATGTCCTGAAACTATAAAAGGCAAAGAATGTTTTTTATTAAGAGAAGATGGTGCAGTAATTGAAGTCGGTGAAAATGATACTTTGATTATTAACAAACTTGTAGGTGAACCAACATACTTTGGTATATTTGGTTTTAGTTATTACGATAATTCAAAAGATAAAGTTCAAGCACATACAATTGAAGATGTTAAAATATCTTTATCATCAATACAAGATGGTTCTTATCCAATAAGTCGACCATTATACTTTTATGTAAAAAATCAACACATTGATGTAATACCAGGTATTGAGGAATTTGTAAAAGAGTTTACATCTAAAAGAGCTGCAGGTAAAAGAGGTTATCTTTTAGATTTAGGATTAGTACCTTTGAAAAGTTTAGATGAATCTATTTCTAAAGTAGAATAAAAAAAAGGGCGCCAAAAGGCGCCCCTAACAAACAACAAAGGTATTTTATAATTTTTCGTGTACCAACTTCATCCAATTATAATTTCTATGGATTGCCATTGTGCTAATGATTTTATTATTTTCAAAATCAATTGTAATTGTTTGACCACCAAAACCATCTAATATGAATATTGGTTTATCTCTCTTACCAGAGATACCCATATGAAATTGACCACCGTATGATTTAGTGTGTGAAAATGCGTCTGTTGTATTTGCATTATTAGTTTTACCTTTTTTAATTCTGTTTTCATGTAAAGATTTTAAATATTGACCTTCACAAGTATTGTTGTTCCAATCATCTAACATTGCAACAGCAACTCTCATATAATCATATCTGGTTAGGTACATTCCATAATTTATAGACAAGTCAGATTTTTTAGATTCACTAGGTTGTTTCATCACAACATTATATTCAATACCAATTTTATTTTGAAATATATCTTTTAACATTTTTTTGTATTCTTTAGCACCCATAGTTGACATAACATAACTAGCAAAAACGTTTGTATTTAAATTTGCATAGTGATATTTGTTTTTACCAGGTGTAGTATTTTTTAATTCTTTTTTTGCAATACTATTTACTGACCATCTATTAGACCATCTTTTTGAATTTTTAAAACTACCACCACCTTTGTTATCAACATATTTTTGTGAACCTGACGCCATATTAAGCACGTTAATTATAGGTTGATTTTCAAATAAAGTATTTTCTAATACATCCCAGTTCATAGTTTCATGTATACCATTAACATATCCTCTACAAAGAGCATGCCCGTATATATATGACATAATTGATTTACCCATAGAGTTTGAAACATACAAAGAATTGTTTTTAAATATTTTACCAAATCTATCTTTAGGTGTAATTTGATCTATTACTATCTCACCATCAACATACATAAGGTAACTTAATAGAGCAGTTTTTTGAAATGCCTTTGTAACTTTCTCATCTTCTGTAAGATTAAAAGTAAACTCTTTATAATTTTTTGATTTCTTTATAACGATTTTGTGTTTTTCTTTTACTGGTTCGTTAATATATTTTTTTAGATATTTTTTTAATATCCTATAATCTGGATTTGCATCCCAAGGTATTTCAGATGAAGTGCCATTTTCGTAACCTTTCCAAGGTGTATTCTTTGTATTCTTACCTGATACTTTTTTTATTTCTAATGTTTCGCCATCACAACCATTGATGTACCATATCTGACTATATTTTTGTTCATGTTTACAAACGTCATGTTCTTCAGCGAATACAGCAGCGGCAGAAAATATAAATGAAAATATTAATATTGTTATCCAAAGTCTAAACATTATATTCCCATCCCTTCTAATCTAAAATCTACAACAGGTACAAAGTCGTAAGCGTATTCTTCATCCTCACCCATAGGACCTGACATCTTAACAACACAATCATTTTTCTTTCTGTTGTCAAAGAAAGTTTGTAAAGCAAGTTTTAAACTATCTGCCATTTGTTGATGTACAGATACGTTAAACTTCGTAAACAAAGTACCACAACAAATTGTAATACCATCAGCAGACTCTGCCCTTGCAATGTTCATTATATCTTTTTTCAATTGTGTATCTTTCATAGTGTTATATCTCCCTTTTAGTTTTCATTATTTGTATTACTTCAAATAAAGATTTTGTTTTAAGTAATTTGTTTCCGTAAGCAAGTCTTTTTTCAAGTTTCTTAATTGCAGTTTTTAACTCTTTATTATTCATTTATTTGTTTTGTAATGCGATTGTTATTAAACCAGATACTATACCTGTTAAGGCCATCATAGCACCTATCATAAAGTTATTTGCTTCGATAGCACCAACAGATCCTACCATACTGAATAAAAATACAATAGCAGTAACTAATGATATGTTTTCTTTTATTTTTTTCATAATTTCTTCCTTATATCTCAACTGATTGTAAGCTTCAATTTGATTAAGTGCTTGTTTTTGTAGTGTCATAGTGTTTTCTCCTTATTTAATTTTTAATACACCAGTTTGTTGGTATACTTTGTAGTTGTTAATGATTTTATTAATTGCATTTTTCATATTAATATCAATCATTTCTAAAAGAGTATTATCAACTTCAATAATTTCTTTTATATTTTTGTTTATTTTACCGATTTGTCTATATGCAACGTTTCTAACAATTGCCATATTCATATTATTTGTTTTCATATACTACTAATATACCGTATTTTTATGTAAAAATCAACAAAAAAATGGATTAATTGTCCGATTCTTCCGTAGCTTGTCGGCATTCTGGCGTATATAGAACAAAAGTAGAACAAAAACCCTTATAAATAGTAGAAAAACATCAAAATATGAGGAAATTATGAAAAAAATGAGAATTTTTAAGTTTTGGAACGAATCGGGTGACGAAAAAGAGAAGGAAGCCATGAGTTTGAAGAAAGCCACTATGTCCGTACAAGGGGATTTCAAGGATAAAATCATTGGAGTTGAATATATCAGTAAAAAAGGCAAAAAAATCGTAGATTCGGTAAAAATACCAGTAGGACGGAAGATTCGTCAATCAATTATTATTGAACAAAGAAGATTAGCAAGAAAAGCTGCGTTAGAACAAAGACAAAGAGGATAATATGGCTGTTAGAGAAGGAGATCCGTTGACTACAGGTCATGCTTGTACTGGAATTACTAATTTAGCAACTTCATTAGTAAGAACGGTTAAAGCAAATGCGATTCCAGGTGCTGTACAAGGCACTCCTACCGTATCTCACACTTTTCCACCAGTTCCTTTGTGTCCTGCCCATGTTGCAAATTTAAACAAAGGATCAACAAACGTTAAAATAGGTGGTATACCTTGGGGTCGTGTGGGAGATAGTGCTGACGCAGGTGCAATGATTTCAGGTTCTTTAAATGTATTAGTAAATGGTCTGTAAAGTCATATAAATATTGCTATGGCTTATTCAAACTATGACGCAAGTACAACGAATCAAAGTAAACGATCAAATCGTATTTACAAAGATTTAAATTTAAACTTTACTAAAAATCCAGCAACTAAAGATGTTGCAAGATTATTTGATGTACAGGCAATTAAGAGAGCTGTTAAGAATATAATCTTAACAAACAAATACGAAAAACCTTTTAATTCTGACTTTGGTTGTAATTTAAGAGGTTTCTTATTTGAGAACATGACCGAACCTATGATGGTAATCATCAAAGATAGGGTTGCAATGGCAATTGAGAAATACGAACCTAGAGTTTCAGTAGAAGATGTAGTTGTTCGGGAAGATGAAAACAATAATGGGTTAGATATTATGGTTTCATTTTTAATTAATGGTGCAGAAGCGCCTATATCAGTATCAACATTTTTACAAAGAGTAAGATAAGATGGCACAACACAAATTAGAAATTTCAGAATTAGATTTTGAAAATATAAAAGGTTCACTCAAAAGATTTTTAGCAAATCAAAACGAATTTAAAGATTACGACTTTGAAGGTAGTTCAATGGCAATATTGCTTGACCTACTTGCTTACAATACACATTACTCGGCTTACAATGCAAACTTTGTAGCAAACGAAATGTTTATGGACACAGCACAGTTAAGATCAAGTGTTGCGTCATTGGCTAAATTAGTAGGATACACACCTAACTCTGCTAGAGCACCAATCGCTGATTTAAAATTAGTAATCAACGATGGTACAGGTGCTTCAATTACAATTCCTGCAGGTACAAAATTTACTTCATCAATAGATGGTTTAACTTACACGTTTGTTTCAGTATCAGATAAAGTTGTACAACCAATTGATGGTATTTACACAGCACAAAGTTTAAATGTTTACGAAGGTACATATGTTACCTATGCTTACACATATGACAGCCAAGATATAGATCAAAGATTTTTAATACCTAGTGACAGAGCAGATACAACTACAATAAAAGTTGTAGTGCAAAATAGTGCTTCAGATGTAACACAAACCACATACACTAAAGCAAGTTCAATAACAGAATTAGATAGTACATCAAAAGTTTATTTCTGCCAAGAGGCTGAAGACGGTCAATTTGAAATTTACTTTGGTGATGGTGTAATTGGTAAATCATTAGACGATGGTAATATAATTAGTATTAGTTATGTTGTTACAAACAAAACAGAAGCTAACGGTGCAACTGCATTTACATTATCAGGCTCTATTTCTGGATTTACAGACGTAACTACAACTGTTAACTCATCAGCACAAGGTGGTGCTGAACCTGAAAGTTTACAAAGTATAAAATTCAATGCACCTAATTTTTATGCCTCACAAGACAGAGCAGTTACAATAGAAGATTATAAATCAAAAGTAAAACAACTTTATGCTAACACACAATCAGTTAGTGCTTGGGGTGGTGAAGACGCTGAAACGCCATTCTATGGTAGAGTTTATCTTTCTATTTTACCAACAAGTGGTTCTAATCTTACAGACGCTACAAAAGATAAAATAGTAAAAGATTTAAAAAAATATTCAGTTGCTTCAGTTACACCAGTTATCATTGATCCTGAAACAACAGATATATTAATTACATCTAACGTTAAGTTTAATGAGGCAACAACACCCAAAACTGCTGACACAATTAAATCAAACGTTGTTACAACAATAACAGATTACAACGCAAATACATTACAAAAATTTGATACAATGTTTAGACATTCAAAACTTACAGGATTAATTGATGATACAGATGAAAGTATTTTATCAAATGTTACTACAGTTAGATTGAGAAAATCTTTTTTACCAACAATTGGAAGTTCTACAAAATATACAATTAACTTTGCAAACGCATTATACAATCCACATTCAGGTCACAATTCTGCTTCTGGTGGTATTTTAGAATCAACAGGATTTAAAATTGATGGCGACACTACAAACATTTGGTTTTTAGATGATGATGGACAAGGTAATGTAAGAAGATATAGAAATGATGGTTCTGTAAGATCATATGCTAACAGTACACAAGGTACAATAGATTACTCAACAGGTAAAGTTGAAGTAAACTCTTTAAATGTTTCTAATATAGAAAACGTAAGAGGTGCAGCTTCAACAGTTATAGAAGTTACGGTTAAACCTAATTCAAACGATATTGTTCCTATCAGAAATCAAGTATTAGATATTGATGTTGCAAACAGTTCAGTTACAGTTGAGGCTGACACATTAGCAGGAGGCTCAGCAAACGCTGGTATAGGATATACCACGACTAGTAGTTATTAGATGAAATGGCCGACTTTAAAGATAAAATATCAAACCTTATAAATTCACAAGTACCTGATTTTGTACTTGAAGACCACCCATTATTTTTAGACTTTGTAAAAGCATATTATCAGTTGATGGAATCAGCTGAGATTACATTAACAAACATTGGCGATCCAGATCATTTAGTATTAGAAGGTACAACAGCTGCAAAGATTGTACTTGATGGTACAAACGTAAGTAAAGATGATGGTGACGATAACGTTCTTTTAGAAGACACAAGTTATGGTGATTTTATAAACGGCGAAACTATTACAGGTTCTACATCTGGTGCAACGACAACAGTAATAATAGAAGACGTTGATGGTGGTGGTCGTTTGTTTGTTACTCATCAAAATAAATTTATAGAAGGTGAATTAATAACAGGTTCGTCTTCAGGTGCTCAGGCAACTATAGGTAAGTACAGAGCAAACCCAGTTCAAAATATTCAACAACTTTTAGATTACGCTGATGTAGATAAAACTATATCAGGTTTCTTATCTAAATTTAGAAACTCATTTTTAACAAGTGTACCTGATAGATTATACGAAGGTATAGATAAAAGAAATCTTACAAAAAATATTAAATCACTATATCAATCTAAAGGTACAAAACGTGCAAGTGAAATATTTTTCAAATTACTTTTAAACGAAGACGCTGAAATAAGATACCCTAAAGATGAAATATTAAGGGTGTCTGATGGTAAATGGGATACTAAAAAAATAATTCGTTGTTTAGCATTAGGTAATTCAGAGCCTACAAATCTTATAGGTCAAACAATCACACAAGCAAACAACCCGACAGATACAAATATAAATGAAGCGACTGCAATTGTAGAAGATGTATTTAAATTTTTAATAGGTGGTGTAGAAGTTACTGAATTAGTTGTAGGTGATAATTCTGTTTCTGGTACTTTTGTTGCTGGTGAAACAATTACAGGTACAGATAATACAGACGCTGATGTTTTAGTTTCATTAACAGTTTCAAAAATTATAGATCAAAAAACAATTACAAATGATGGTGCATTATATAACGAAGATGACCAAGTAGAAATAACAGCAGGTGGTACAGGTGCAAATGTTAAAGTTGGTACAATAGGTCCTGGTACAATACAAGAAGTATTAGTAGATACAGGTGGTACAGGTTACGCTGTAGGTGATACCATAAACTTTGGCACAGGAAATGCGACTGCAAGAGTATCAGTTGTAAATGGTGGTGTTACATTAGAGTCTGGTACAGGTCAATTAATATTAGAAGATGAAACAGGTAAGAATGACCAATATTTTGGTAACAAAGTTGTACAAGAAGCAGGTTCAGGTAACGAAGATATTACAGATGTTAGAATGATTGAGTTTGGTAATGGTTATACATCTTTACCTAGTGTGACGGTTACGTCATCTGGTGGTAGTGGTGCAAAACTATTAGCATATGGTTCTGAAATAGGACGTGCATTAACAATGAAAGTAATTGAGTCTGGTTATAATTATCAAGCAAGTCCTGCACCAACAATAAAGTTACCAACTTATATTTTATACAATGGTCTTTCAGGTGGTTTAAGTGAAGGAGAAACAATAACTGGTGGTACTAGTAGTGTTACTGCTGAGATAGTTTCTATAGATACGGATTTGAATATTGTAAAAGCAAAAAATCATAGTGGATCATTTGTAGAGGGAGAAACAATTACTGGTGGTAATGGCGCTACATTTACTGCATTAAGATTACAACAAGCAACTGGTACAGTTTCAACAGGTACAGTTGTAACTACAGATGGTACTTTTATAAACGAAGATGGTTGGGTATCTGAAAACTCAATGAAAATACAAGACAGTTTATTATACCAAGATTATTCATATATCATAAAAGTTGGTAGATCAATTAATGAATGGCGTGACGCATATGTAAAAACTTTACACTCTGCTGGTTTTTATTTTCAAGGTGAGATTGCCATACAGTCAAGTTTAAATGCTCAGATTAGAAGAATAACTGGAGTAAACTCTGGTGTAGAAGGTATCTTAAAAACTCTACTTACAAGAATTTACTCAAAACTTATTGGTCGTAGATTGGGTACAGAAACAGATGGTACAAGTTTAAGAGCAAATGCAAAAGCGGCTGTTGCAGCTGATTTTGATACAGATACTATAACACAATTTGATAAAACAACAAGAGATGTAACTTTAAAAACACAACCACTTGTAATAGATTATGTAAGTAGAGTTAGACGTACTATAAACAATGTCAATGTAAGACAAGGATTTGTATATGCAGGACCTAGATTTGGCACAATAAACAAAATGATACAAACTGCATTTGGTCTTACAGCAAACGGAACGCCTAGTAGTAGTGGTATTACATTTGAACAATTAAGTGCTATTAAAGTAAAAGGTACAAGAACATCACTAGATGGTTCTAACGCAATATTTTTAATGACATCTTCAGAGGATGGTAGAAAAATCAAAACAAATTTCACAATTCCTGCACAAATAGGTGTTTTACAAGGTGATACTTTTGATGAAACACAAACCACATTTGATAATACTAATATTACAATGGATGCAGGTTAAGATATAAATAGTAAGAGAGATATATGGCAAAACAAACAATAAACATCGGATCAATCGCAAATGACGGCACAGGTTCAACACTTCGAGCCGCTGGTGATTTAGTTAATGATAACTTTAATGAAATTTACACAGCAATAGGTGACGGTACAACTTTAACAAATATATTAGCTGCTGGTTATATTACATCATCAAGTACAGATACATTAACTAACAAATCAGGTAATATAAGTCAATGGACAAATGACTCAGGTTATTTAACTTCATTTTCTGAAGCTAATGATTTATCATCAGCAGTTACTTGGGCTGATGTTCCTGATGCTAATATTACACAATCAAGTGTAACACAACACCAAGCTGCAATAAATTCAGGTGTTTCCATTACAGAAAGTCAAATAAGTGATTTACAAAGTTACATAACTGCAGGCTCAACAACAGCACTTACTAATAAAACTTTTGACGCAAATGGCACTGGTAATTCAATTTCAAACATTGAAGTTGCTGACTTAGCGTCTGGTGTATTAGACACAGATTTAACTACAGTTGCAGGCACAGATACTACACTTGCTTCAGCAAAAGCAATTAAAACTTATGTTGATAATGTTGCAGCTGCAGGTATACATTATCATACAGCAGTAAGAGTAGAGTCGCCAATAAATTTAAATGCTTCATATGATAACGGTACTTTAGGTGTTGGTGCAACTTTAACTAACACAGGTACTTTAGCAGCCATTTCAATTGATGGTGTTGCTTTAAATTTAAATGATAGAGTTTTAATTTATAATCAATCAAATGCAGCTCACAATGGTGTATATTATGTATCAACTGTTGGTGATGGTGCAACTGCTTGGGTATTAACAAGAACAACAGATACAGACAGTTATGGTGCTTCTGATCCAGACTCTTTGGGGGAAGGTGATGCCTTTTTCGTAAGTGAAGGGAATACAGGTGCTGGAGAATTATATGTAATGAATACTAATGGTACAATTACATTTGGTACTACAAATATTACATTTTCTGTAATTGCCGAAACAGCAGTATATTCAGCAGGACAGTCATTAACACTATCAGGCACAGTATTTTCAGTAACATCGGGTTCTATAAGTTCAACACAACTAACAAGTGCTGTTGAATTGCAAATATTAGATAGTTCTGGATCAACAGTTAAATCACTATATGGTGCAGGATCGTAATAAAAAGATTATAAATATAAAGAGGAATAACAATGCCAGCAATAATAACAAATAAATTTAGAATGAACAATGCGGAACAGTTTCAGGAATCATTTTCTGAAGCTTCTCCAACAGTTTACTACTTAGGAATAGGTAGAGCACAAGAATTTGGTACTTTAACAAGACCAGATGGTAGAACAGACTACGAAGGTACAGAAACAGCACCTACTACACCAGGTGATAGTGTACTAAATGAATTTAAAAACTATGATGATCTGCTGGCTGCAAAAAAGATCACAGGTTCAGACGTTTCATTTGTTATTCCTAGAAGAAACTGGACATCAGGTACAACATACGATATTTACAGACACGATTACGAGGAGTTTGTAACAGGTAGCACATCAACAAGGGTTACATCAAATAGTGGTGCAACAACTTTGTTTGACTCTACTTTTTATGTAATAACTTCAGATAGAAACGTTTACAAGTGTTTAGACAATGATGGTAATACTGCTTCGACAGTAGAACCAACAGGTACTGGTACAACTTTAATTACAACTGGTGATGGATACAAGTGGAAATATATGTACACTTTATCTGCTGCTCAACAATCAAATTTCTTATCAACTGACTTTATGGCAGTTTCAACTGACTCAACTGTATCATCAGCTGCTGTTGATGGCGCACTAGACGTAGTAAAAGTTAAAACTGGTGGATCAAGTTATACAGTTTCAGGTGGTGGTACATCAGGAACAATAACTGCTGTGCCAATTAGAGGTGATGGTAGTGGTGGTGTTTGCTCTGTAACTTTAACTTCAGGCGCTATAACTGCTGTATCTATAACAACTGCTGGTACTGGTTACACTTCAGGTTATATTAAAAATGCTGACATCATTGCAGCTACAAATGCTGGTGGTGCTGGATCAGGTGCAGAATTAGACGTAATCATTCCACCAAAAGGTGGTCATGGTTTTAACGCCGTAGAAGAATTAGGTGGATTCTTTGTTATGTTAAATACAACATTAGAAGGAACTGAAAGTTCTAACTCTGGTGATTTTACGGCTGCAAACGACTTTAGAAAAATTACTTTAATTAAGAATCCAAACAACGCAGCTGGTTCGGCTGCTTCTGCGTCAACATTAAGAGGCACATATGCTGTTAAAATTAATACTTCACCCACTCCAGGAACATTTGTTGTTGATGAAGAAATTAATCAGGCAAGTACAGGTGCTGTAGGTAAAGTTGTTGAATGGGATGCTACAAATAAAATTTTATATTATGTTCAGACTAGACACAATGGCGCTGGTGCTGATACAAATGGTAACGTTACTGCTTTTAGTGGTACAAATGTAATTACTGGACAAACATCTAGTGCTACAGGTACTCCCGAAAATACTACTTCAACTGTTAACAATGTTTCATTCACTTCTGGTTATGCTACTCCTGAATTGAAACATGATACTGGAGAAATCTTATACGTTGAAAATAGAACAAAAATTGCAAGAGCGACTGACCAAACTGAAAACATCAAACTCATTATTGAGTTTTAATAGGGGAAAATAGATAATGCCAAGTCCAACTGATTTTAATGTCAGTCCTTACTATGACGATTTTACAGAGTCAAAAAAGTTTCACAGAATACTTTTTAGACCTGCTTTTGCTGTTCAGGCTAGAGAATTAACTCAATCTCAAACACAATTACAAAATCAAATAGAAAGAATGTCAGATCACCTTTTTGATAAGGGATCAATGGTCATTCCTGGTGAAATTGGTTACGATTTAAAATACTATGCTGTTAAGTTAACATCTAAATCTGCTTCAACTGTAGATAGTTATATTGACACTACACTAACAGGTGGTACTTCAGGCGTTACTGCTAAAGTTGTAAACGCTGTTGCTACAGACGGTACTGATCCAGATACACTATTCGTTAAATACATGAATACTGCTTCTGATGGTGCACAAATTCCTTTTACACATGGTGAAACAATAACATCATCTAATACTTCAACAGCTGTTGTTGCTTCTTGTCATACAGGATCAGCTGCACAGATTAAAGAAGGTGTATATTACATCAATGGTTTTCACGTTCAAGTATCTGCACAAACTTTAATACTTGAAAAATATTCAGATACTCCTAGTTATAGAGTTGGTTTATCAGTAACAGAATCTTTTGTTGCACCTGGTGATGATACATCTCTAAACGATAACGCACAAGGCGTATCAAACTCAAACGCTCCTGGCGCTCACAGATTTAAAATACTTTTAACATTAGGCAAAAAAGCATTAAACAATACTGAAGATAGTAACTTCTATGAATTGTTAAGATTGTCAAGTGGTGTATTACAAAACCAAGTTAGAACAACTGAATACGCTGTATTAGAAGATACACTTGCTCGTAGAACATTTGACGAAAGTGGTGACTATGTTGTAAGACCTTTTGATATAGATGTTAGAGAACATTTATCTTCAGGCAACAATAGAGGTATCTTTACATCATCAGCAGGTGGTGACGCAACTAAACTTGCAGTAGGATTCTCTCCTGGAAAAGCATATGTAAAAGGTTATGAGATAGACACAATCGCAACAACTTTTTTACCTGTAGATAAGGCAAGAGATTTTGACACACAAAATAATTTTAGTACTAGATTTGATGTAGGTAACTTTGTAAACGTAACAAACGTTTATGGTTCTCCTGACATTTCAACTGCTTCAGGTGTAGAAGGATTTAAAGGTTTAACTTTACACAATACAGCAACAAGTTCACGTGGTACTGCAAACACAGGATCAAGTTCAGATATTACTACAATTGGTAGAGCAAAAAGTAGAGGCTTTGAATATTCTTCAGGTACTGCTGCTTCAAACATATTTTCAAGTTCAAGTGTAACAAGTGCTGTTTATAAACATTATCTTTTTGATATAGTTTTATTTACACACTTAAATATTAAAACTGCACAAGCATTTACAACAGGTGAAACTGTAACTGGTAGTACTTCTGGTGCTACTGCAACAGTTCAATCTGTATCTACTACAGAAAGTGCTACAATCACAGGTGCAACAGCAGCTGATCCTGTAGTTATTACATCTTCAAATAAATTTAAAGAAGGTCAACAAGTAACAATAACAGGTGTAGGTGGTATGACTGAATTAAATGGTAACGTTTATACGGTTAGAAATCCATCGGCATCAAATTTTGAATTATACGACACAGACGGCACTACTTCAATTGATGGATCAGGATTTACTAGTTATACTTCAGGCGGTGCAGCTGCACATGGTGTAGTTATAGTATCAAACGTACAAGGTACTTTTGCTACTGGCGAAACAATAACAGGTGGCACATCAAGTAACACAGCAGTTATTCAAGCAGACGCTGTTGGTTTAAAAGGTGTTACTGCATTTGATATACCACAAGTTAAACAAATTGCAATGGCAGGTTCGCCTACATTTACTGCTGATACAGCATTAGACGCTACAAATGGCGACAATGCAACATTAACAGGTACACTATCTATCGCAAATAGTGGTACATCTGTAACAGGTTTCAATACAAGATTTACATCTGAATTATTAGTTGGCGATTCAATATCATTTACTACAGACGGTGGTACCTCTTTAACTAGAATAGTTGAGGCTATCATTAGTGATAGTTCAATAACACTATCAGCTGCTGTTGGTGGATCAGACGTATCCACAAAAACAATTGCAACGAGAAGAAGAACAAAAATACAATCACCTGATAAAAATATTTCTATATTCAAACTGCCGTATGAAAATATTAAAACATTAAGAACAACTGCAAATGGTAATGCTTCAGATACAAGTTATACATTTAGAAAACATGAAATTAAAACACTAACTGGTGATGGTATTGCAACATTTACTGCTGGTGTAGATGAAACGTTTGCCGATTTATCAGAAAATGATTTTACTATTTCAATTACAAGTTTAGGTTCTGGTGGTTCTGGTGCTGTAGGTGATGTATTAAGTTTGACAGGAAATAACCACGAAGGTTCTGCAATCTTTACTTTAAATGTTGCTAAAACACAATTAACTATTGACTTTGGTGCTAACTACGCTTCACATGACGTTAAAGCATTATTAACTATAAACAAAACGGTAGGTACTTCGAAAACAAAAACACTTAACAGTAATGAAACACTTGCTGTATCTACACAGGCAACAATAGAGAGTGGTGTAATTAGTTTAGCAAAAGCAGACGTAATTGCTATCAATTCAATTTACATGGCACCTGACTTTAGTACGGATGCAACAATATCACATACAGACGTTACAGATAGATTTGATTTAGATACAGGTCAAAGAGATAACTTCTATGATGTTGGTAGAATAAAATTAAAAACTGGTGCGTTAACACCAACAGGTAGATTACTTGTAAACTTTAACTATTACTCTCATAGTGCAGGAGATTATTTTGATGTTGACTCATATTCAGCAATTAATTACGAAGACATTCCTGCTTACACTTCAGACCATACAGGTGTTAGATATGAATTAAGAGATAGTTTAGACTTTAGACCAAGAGTTGATGACGCAAGTACAATCAGTTCAGGTAACCAAGATAGATCATTTGATGGTACTGGTAATTCAGTAGTACAACCTATCAAATTTAATTCAGACGTTAGATCAGACTTTGAATACTATTTAGGAAGAGTAGATAAAATATTTTTAGATAAAGATGGTAACTTTAAAGTATTAAAAGGTGCTAGTTCATTAGAACCAAGAGTACCTGGTACATTAGATAACGCAATGCACCTATACACATTGTTTTTACCTGCATATACATTGGATACATCTGAAGTTGGTATAGAACACGTTGACAACAAACGATATACAATGAGAGATATTGGTAGAATAGAAAAGAGAATAGAAACTACAGAATACTATACTCAATTATCTCTACTAGAAACAGCTGCACAGAATTTACAAATACAAGACTCAAATGGTTTTGATAGATTTAAAAATGGTTTCGTTGTAGATAACTTTACAGGTCACGGTATTGGTGATGTAGGAAATAACGATTACAAAGTTTCTATAGATTACGCAAACGGTGAGTTAAGACCTACATTCCATGAAGACGCTGTACAACTTATTGAAAGAGATGATGATGGTACTGCAATTACAGCTGATGATAGAACAACACATAACTATCAAAAGACTGGCGACTTAATAACATTACCATATACTGAGGAAACATTAATAGATCAACCTTATGCAAGTAAGGCTATCAATGTTAACCCATTTGGTGTATTTACATGGATAGGTGCAATAGAATTAACACCTCCAGGTGATGAATGGAAAGAAACAGAAAGAGCACCTGAATTAGTTATCAACAACCCTAATGGTAGTTGGGACAACTTAACTAAAAACTCTGGTAACTCTAATCAGTTATCTGAATTTCCTATGTCAACAGTTTGGAATTCATGGCAAGATACATGGACAGGAAGACCTGTTGAAACAGAAAGAAAAAATGTAGGTACATATAAGAAAAGAGGTGGTCATGGTTGGAGAGTAATTGCAAAAGAAGAAGTAACTACTGCTCAACAAGTATCACAAACAAGAACAGGAATTAGAGCAGTTGCTGTACCTGAAACAGTAAGAACATCTATCGGTGATAGAGTTGTTTCAGTTGCATTTGTTCCTTTTATTAGAAGTAGAACATTAACATTTACTGCAACAAGATTAAAACCTAATACAAGAGTTTATCCATTCTTTGATAATATAGACGTTACTGCATATGTAACTCCAGACGGTGGTGCATTAGGTGGTAATTTAGTTACAGACGCTAATGGTAAGGTTGAAGGTACATTTGCAATACCTGATCCTAAAACAAATTCAAATCCTAGATGGAGAACAGGTCAAAGATTATTCAGATTAACAAGTTCATCTTCAAACAGTTTAACAAACGCAAACGTAGAAACGGCTGCAAACGTTGAATATGTTGCAAGAGGTCTATTAGAAACAGTAAGAGAAACTATTATTTCAAGTAGAGAAGCTCGTGTAGAGATGAGAAGTGTAACAGAAAGTCAAAGTATTACTAGAACATCCACAAGAACGGAAGAAAGACAAGTTGGTTACCATGACCCACTTGCTCAAACTTTCTTAATTGATGATGAAGGTGGTGTATTCTTAACATCTATTGATATATTCTTTAGTACAAAAGACGCTGCAATACCAGTAACAGTTCAAGTAAGAGATGTTGTAAATGGTTATCCAGGTCAGAAAATATTACCATTCTCGGAAGTAACTTTAAATCCTAGTGCTGTAAATACAAGTACAGATGGTACAACTGCAACTAAATTTACATTTGCAAGTCCTGTTTACATACAATCAAACGTAGAGTATTGTTTTGTTGTAATGGCAAACTCACAAGACTACAATGCTTATGTGGCAAGAATAGGTGAAACATCTTTAGATACAAATAGAACAATATCTGCTCAACCATATGCTGGTGTATTATTTAAATCACAGAATGGTATGACATGGTCTGCTGAACAAAATGAAGATATGAAATTCAAATTAAGAAGAGCAGAATTTAGTAACGTAACTGGTACAGTTACATTAACTAACGATACATTAGGAACAAGAACACTTAAAAATAATGCTTTAAGAACAACAAATGGTTCTGGAGTAATTAGAGTATTCCATCCTAACCATGGTATGCACGGTACAAGTAATAACGTAACAATTGCTGGTGTACCTAGTGGTGATCACAATGGTATTGCTCATAGTGATATTAATGGAACATATACATCTATTTCAAATGTAACTTTAGATAGTTACGATATTACAACTTCTGGAACTGCAACTGCAACAGGTGATGTTGGTGGTGTTGCTGTAACAGCAACTCAAAACAGATTGTTTGATGTATTAAATTTAGGTGGTATTCAAACCGTAACTTTACCTGATACTAATATAGATTTCTATGTTAGAACAACATCTGGTAGATCAATACACGGATCAGAAACAGAATTTGATTTAACAACAGCTGCAAATAAAGTTGCTGTAATAGGTAACGACAATATTGCTTTCACAGCACCTCAAATGGTTGCAAGTGAAATAAATGAAACAAACGAAACGCAAATTATAGGTGGTAAATCTTTCTATACAATATTAGAATTGACAACTGCAAATACTAAACTTTCTCCTGTATTAGATACTCAAAGAATGAGTGCCTTTACTATTCAAAACAGATTAAATAGTCCAACATCAAGTAACACACCTAATTTTGTTGCTGATACAGCAAGTATAGGTACATCATCTGCTGCTGTTTATTGTACTAAACCAGTATTGCTAGAAAACAACTCAAAAGCGTTAGACATTAGATTAACTGCAAACATAAGAGCAACATCTGAAGTTGAAATGTACTTTAGAGCTGCAACAGATGGCGACAAACTAGATGATTTGGGTTGGACACCTTTCAATACAGATGGTAGTCCAGATTCATCTATTGTACCTGCTGAAGATGATACAACATTTAAAGAATACAAATATACAGCAAGTGATATAAATGACTTTACTAACTTTCAACTTAAAATAGTTATGAAAGGAACAAATTCATCATATCCACCTGTATTAAGAGATATGAGAGGAATTGCATTGGCGATATAAGATGAGCAAATTAAGAGTAGAAGGATTTTCTGGACTAGTAAGAGATACCAACTCAAATGCCATCGTTAATGTAAACAGGACTGAATATCAAGTTTATATGTCACGTCACAAGACTAGACAAAAACAAGGTGATGAGTTAAGAGAAGCAATAAAAGAAATAAATACTTTAAAACAAGAATTGTTTGAAATAAAAAGATTAATAAAAGAGGTAATTAAAAAGTAATGGCTGCACGACAAATAACTGCTACACAAACATTAGAAGACTTTAGAACACAGTTTAATGCTCTATCGGCTACTGATTTTGGTGATATTGCTACGTTAGATTCTGGTTTAACCGCAACGTCTGTAATAGGCGCTGTTAATGAATTATACGCTGCGATTGCTGGTGCATTATCTTTTACAATTTCAGATGGCAATGGTGGTAATGAAACACTTGTAAATGGAAATACATTATCATTTAGAGGTACAGTAAATCAAATTACAGCAACGGTATCACCAACAGATACGGTTACATACTCATTAACCGATGATGTAACAATTGCTGGTGAGTTTACTGCTTCAGGCACAGGTGCTCACACATTAGGTGAGTTATCATTTACAGGCAGTACAATTGCAAGTTCAGGCTCTACTATCACAATGAGTGATGATGTAACAATGCCTGCAACTAAAACGCTAACTGTTGATAAGATTTCAAGTAATCAATCATTTGTTGATTTCGGAAGTAAAAACGTATCAACTGACGGATACTTCTACACAACATTAGCAAGTGGAGGTCTGGTATTTGAAGGAACAACACCAGACGCACACGAAACTATAGTAACCGTTGTAGACCCCACAGCAGATAGAACAATCACTTTGCCTAATGTGACAGGAACAGTTATAACTACTGGCGATACAGGTACTATCGTTGGTTCTATGATTGCAAACGACACTATAGGTGAGGCAAATATGGCTGATGACGCCATAGGGCAAGATCAACTAAAAAGTGTAGTAACCTTGCAGATTTTAAATTCTAGTGGCGTTGTTGTTAAAACAATGTATGCTGCAGGTGCATAAATAGTATAAATAAGTAAAGAGAGGTACTTACTGAAAGACGTGGTACCAGATAAAAAATGGAGAAATTATGGCAGTAAGAAAACCTTTATATGTAGATTCAGGCAATCTACGAGAGATGGACACTACTATGGTCGAACAGATCGTAGATCAGGCTGTCTATCAATATTCATTAAATCCTAGTGTTGCATTATCTGTAGTTGGATCAGGTGGTAGTTTAGGTTCAATGAACGACACAAGAAAACAAGCAGGATCATATTCAACAAGTACTACTTCATTCCCAAGTGAGGCAACAACAGCAGAACCAAGTACGGTTACAGTAACTTACGATAAAGTTTCTGAAACTAGAACAGCAGGATCGCCTACGGCAGATACTGGTAAAACATGGCCTGTGTATTACAACACATCTGGTCAGATACAAGCAATGAATTTATCGGATGTAAAAGATACATTTTTACACCCAGCAATTGATCTATTGGCTTCAGGATCAACAGGTACTCAACAAGGTGGAACTTATCACGTTTCAACAAGTGCTTCTGTTGCAGGTTCAACTGAAGTGTCTGGTGCTTCAACACCAATCTTTTCAGATACAAGAGCAGATACATCTTTATATACTGCTGGTGGTATTCCTGAAGCGCTTGACCAACCTACAACAGTTACAAACTATTACTTACATAGAATTGATGGTTCTCAAATTACATATACTGAACCATACTTTTTAGATGGTTCTAATAACATCAAAGAATTTACAACATCTGCTTTTGATACATTGTTACAAGAATGGATGAAGTACACAGCAGTATCATCTGCTGATGGTTATTCTTTAAGTTATAACATTGGTACTTCTGGTTCTGGTAATACAAGAGGTTCTGGTATGGGTGATACTATATTAGATGGTTCTGGTAACTATCAACAATTGTTTGTAAACGCTGATGACTATAGAGCACAGGAATTTCCAAATGGATCTGCAACTACAGCTGCAACATATTATTTAAGAATATATAAGTCTTAATAGACTTATAAATTATATTATGAATTATGAAAATATTATTAACAGGTAGTGAAGGCTTCATAGGTCAACACTTAAATAAATTCTTAACAGATCAAAAACACGAAGTAATTTGTCTGGACAAAAAAACAGGCAATGATTTACTTACTTGCGACTTAAAATATTCTGTAGATTTAGTTATACATCTCGCTGGTTTATCTGGCGTTAGAGATAGTTTAGATAAATCGGAAGAGTATTGGATACAAAATGTAATCGCAGGTCAAAGACTTTTTGATTTTTTCAAAGATACAAGAATCTTATACGCAAGTTCATCAACAGCACACGAACCTTGGAAAAATCCATATGCAATGAGTAAATATGCTTTAGAGCGTATTGCTCCTGCAAACAGTATGGGTATGAGATTTACAACCGTGTATGGTCCTAATGCTAGAGAAACAATGTTGATACCAAGAATCTTACGAAATGATGTTCCTTATATCAACACAAATCATAGTAGAGATTTTATACACGTTGACGATTTAGTGAGAGGGATAGATACTTTAATTAAATCAAATTTAAGAGGTGTAACAGATTTAGGTTCTGGTACTACAAACAATCTTGTAGAGTTAATTGAATACTTTGGAATTAATTGTAAACGTGTTGTGGGAGAACAAAACGAAAGATTGAATAACCTTGCTGATAATACACTACTAAATAAAATAGGTTGGTCACCTAAAATAAACTTATATGACTATATTAAGGAGAACAAACATGTTAACTGAAGAATATTTAAAAGAACATTTTATAACTGCTCATTTTTGTGACAATGAAAGACAAAACATTGAGATATTAATGACAAATGAAGATAAGACAGCAACAATACCATATTACATTCCTTTTGATGAAAATGATGTAAAATATAAAGCATTATCAACCGTTATGAATTTAGATCAATTGCATGAGGCAACGTATCAGAAAAAGAAAGACGAAAGACGAGATTTTGAAAATATGGTTTTAGAAATTGCAAAAAAAGACGGTCTAATAATGGACTCAAATAAGATTGACACTAAATTTTATCCTAGAGTAGTAGAAGCTATTTTTGGTGATGAAGAAAATTTAGATCACGTTTTTGCTTTAAAACTTGCAATATTTGAGTTAGACGGAATTAAGGATTCTAAAAAAGAAGAATTAAAGAAAAAGCTAAGACAATCAAAAACTAAAAGAGATATTATTGCTACTGCTTGTCAGATTTTAGAAAATAGTTAGAATACCAACCAGTCCAACCTTTTTCCATTATATGTTGCATTTGACCAAGTGTACATATACTATATGACAAAGGTTTATAATACAGATAGTCTTTAATTGAAGGACATACTCTTTCATACGTTTTATAGTCAATGAATTTATAGTACCATTCATCACTTCCTCTAGTGTAGGTATCCACGTAGAAAGAGTCTTGTTCTTTAAACTTATCCCATATATAAGATACATCACCAGTCCATGATACTATAGATGAGTTTAAAGGTGTGTGAGCAGGTTCTCTCCACCACGTATCATCTAATAACGTAAAATCTTTTCTTACTAGATTAGGTAACTTGTTGTAGATAATCATATCTAAATCAAAATACAGGTTCTCCCCATCTCGGAACCTATCGTACATCTGAAATTTGTTAAACCAATTACCATATAGGTCGTCTTCTATAACTTCAAAACTATCATACTTTAGACCAGAGTATTCATCTATCATATGTTTTAAGTTATCAACGTGCCATTGAGTAAACTTATTACCAAATCTACAACAAATAATTCTCATTTATCTTTCTTCCTACACCTGTAAAGTGTACTACTTTTAATTTTTCGTTTACTTCTTTATCTAATATCATAAAGTCAGTATCAAACTTTTGCATATACATTTGATTTAGTTTTAAATTTTCATTGTAGTCATCTGTATATTTCGCAATCCATTCACTAGGTGTTTTAGTTAGTTTTGCTTTATGTTCTAATATCTTCCACTTGACATAATTTTGTTCGCCATAATATTTCTTATGTACTGTTCCTTCGTTATAGAAATGTAATTGCCAGTATTCAGGATTAAGTGCAAAGTCATCCCATAAAAATTTTAAACTACCTGATTTAAACTTATAGAAACCACCATTGATACCTAGTTTGTTTTCCCACCATTGACCATATGTTACTAATTCATCATCTGATACAGGATGCCCTAGTAAATCATCTATATTACTTACTATGACTTGATCTATATCCATAATGATTATATCATCATCTGGTTTCTGATATGCAAATTGAGGACTAAAGAATTTTAGTTTATGCCAATGTTTTACTATATTACTATGATGATTGTAAGGTAGGACTAAATCTGCTTTGACATCTGTATCACTTAAACATACAAACTCAAAGTCTATTGATGAGTGTTTACGTAAACTATCGTGTAGTCTTTCAACGTAATCGGGTGTGTAAAAACCATCAAAGTATACCGTACATATTTTAAGCATTAAGTCTTCTCCACACAAGATCAAAGTCTTTGTTGATAGTGTGGCAAAGTATAGTATCTTTAGGTATGAATCCTTGTTGATATAAAAAATAATGCCATTTGTCATCTAACCATTGTACAGATACATTGTTTTCTTTTATTTTAAATGAAAATAATGTTTCATTATCCCAACCAAAATATTGTAATACTTTTTTAGGGAATATATCACTGCTATTTTTTAATTCAGACATCATAGCTAAATTATCTTTAAAATTTTCAAAGTAGTTTAGTTTTACTAAATGATCTTTGTTAATACCTACGATACCTGTATTAATAACATCATTTTTAGGACTTAATCCTTTTTCTATCAACATTGCCTGAGTATTGAAATATTTTGATGATGGACTTCTTATTGTTTGTGATGTATCTGTAACTGAATCTATTTTTGTGATTTTACTATTATTGTTTAGTACAGCAATACCTTTTGTTAAATCCCACACCTCAAAAAAGTTTTCATTTTTCATAGGCACAACATCAAAATCTAAAAATAATATTTCATCATATTTCGTAGATAGTTCATACATTAAATGTATCTTATAAAAATTTATTATATTATACATTGTAAGGTATGGATATTGTTTTTTTATATTTTCTGACCATAATGTAAAGTTTGTATCATATTCATATAAAATAAAATCAGCACCAATAGCGTCAGCGTAGATTTGTTTACAAGCACATAGATCACCATAATGTTTTGCGAATTGCTCTTTAGTTCTTATGTTCATAGGTGTATCACCTGTCTTCAAAATGTTTTTATCAAAAATATCAATATCTTCTGAAGGTATATCAATATACAAACTAAAAATTACTCTTTTCATAATATTTTTCCTATTAATGTAAATCTTGTTCCTCTTTCATCATTAATTTCATCTTCAACAAGCACTTCGGTGTTTTTAGGTAATTGTGTTTTAAATTCATCGCCATTGTTTACACAATTTATATGTGTATCAATATTGAACATGTCATTTGATTGAAAGGCAAAATGTGCTGTTTTTTTCATTCTTGTCCACCATGGAACTTTACGTGTAACAGGCACACCAAATTTTGAATTGAAATATAGTGATTTAGGTCCTATAGGTCCCCATTCAGACATTGGTCGCATATGTTCACACGAAGTATTAATGAATAAATCTGTTTTCTCATATTCGTTTCTAAAATCTTTGAATATGTCATCTGATATAAAGGTAACATTTTCATAGTTGTAAAACAATTTATTTTTAGCAATCTTTATAACTCTATCGTCCATATCTATTGCTGTAATCTTTTTTACTCTAGGTGCTAATTCAGGTATTAGAATACTACCATACCAACAACCGAATATTGTTATTTCAGTTTGATCTGTTATTAAACCAAGTTTATCACAATGTTTTACAATATTCATCTTTGCGTTTAATTGAGGAGTACTAAAAGAGTCTAGTATATTATGTTCTAAATCAGGCTCTTCTTTAATAGTATAAATTATTTTTTCCAATAAATTATAATCTATATGATTATTATGTAAGCTCAATATATTTTTTAAATATTGTAATTGATCTCTTTCTATCATTTAACCCAACTTACTATATCTGATAATGGCGGACATGTGTCTAATCCCAATTGATTCTTTTTCTCTAGCCATTGCTGTCTTGTTTCTTCAGCATAACCACAACTCATCATTAATATAGGTCTTCTTTTTACCCAACTAAAACCTAAATCATGCCATTGTTTTACATCTCTTATAAAACAAATATTGTACGATACATCTAATCCTTCTTCTAATAGATAACTTGATAGATTGGTTGCAAACATTCCTACTTCTAAAGCGATATGATCTATAATTTTTTCTACGTATTCTGGATATTGCTCATCTGCCGTATGACTACCATTGTCTATCTGTTTTTGATAGAACGCATTTGGTTTATGCACAACTCTGCTATGAAATGCAAACAAGTAAGGATTAGTTCTTACATGATTGTAGTTTGGATTAGGATTCTTTTTTGCGTCATGTGTTACTTTAGATAAACCTAAAGCATTTGTATCTTTGTCAACTTGTATATGATTTCTATTAGATAAAATCCATATCTTTTCTTTCCATTCTTGTTGTTCAGGACCATAGACATTTATTCTATATGCAAACATATTATTTTTAGATGATGTTGTTATTAATGCTTTTTCTAAAGCTCTATCTATGATTTCTTTTGGTGGAACATCTTTTTTATAAGTGATAACGTGTCTTCGTTTATCTTTTAATAAGTCGTAGTGTTTCATTTTTTTATTACCCAATCTCCTATTACTAACATATTCAATGCCGTTCTCTTAAACGTTCTAATTGCATGTTGTGGTGTTTCAACAATAGGTTCCTGACAATTAAAACTTGTGTTTAACAACATAGGTATGCCTGTTATTTTGTAAAATTCATTTACTATATCATAAAATTTTTTATTATCTTTTCTATTTATAGTCTGTATTCTAGCAGTATTATCAACGTGTGTAATGCCTGGTACTTTATCAGTTTTTACTTTACATATCCTAGACATGTAAGGACTAGGACCACCTCTTGTATCAAAGTATTCTTGGTAATGTTCTTCTAATACTACAGGTGCAAATGGTCTAAAGTCTTCTCTCATTTTTATAGTGTGATTAATGATATTTTTTATATCAGGATTACGAGGGTCTGCTAATATGCTTCTATTACCTAATGCTCGATTACCACTTTCTGATTTGCCTTGAAACCAACCTATAATAGAACCATCTGCTATTGCTTGTGCTACTTCTTTATAATTTACTTTTTCTTCACCTACATAATCATACTCCTTACCAGCATACAATTCTGATTTATGTACATTTTTATTTAAGACAAAATCAGCGTGTTGATATGCACCAATGGCTTGTCCCTCATCACCAACTGCAGGTGGTACAAATACATTGTTATAATGTTTAGTAAATTCTTCATTCATATAACCATTGTAAGCAACACCACCTGCAATACATAAGTTATCACAAGTCTTTAATGGATATACATGTTCTTTTATTTTATCTAAAGTAAATCTTTGTAGTGTGTATGCTAAATCATCTACACCGTGCGTATCAACATCTATTTGCTTAAAGTGTTCTTGTTTCTTTTCAGTTATAGGACCATCAAGTATAACTTCAAAACATGTATAGTAATATCTACTAAACTTACCATATCCTACTTTACCCATAAGTTTACTTGCACCTAATGTACCAAAACCTGTAAGACCAGACATGTGATTCCATAACCAACCTATAGGTAGTTTATCTGATAGATCAATTAAGTTTTGTTCTTTATCAAAAAATACACATCTAAATTTAGAACCTATGCCATCTATCGCAAGTATATCAGATTTTTCATAACCTGAATTAAGAAACGTATAAGCAGCATGTGATTGATGATGATCTATAAAGTAAACATTATCTTTGTAATAGTGATCCCATAGTTTTTTAGGATTGTAATTAAATATCTCATCATGCCCTTTTAATATTGTACTCCACAATTCTTCTTTTGATTTTCTAATACCACCAAACGTATATGTAAATGCTAGTATGGCGTCATCTGGTTTTTTAAAGTATTGTTCAGTAAACTCATCATTCAATCTATAATCACTTACGTTAAGTATATCTGATTGATGAGCATATGCCTCAGCGTGGTAGGGTAGATTATGTTTAAATCTAGTTTCTCTTTCTCTTTGATTATGATACACACCATCATATGTATTATGATCGTGTAGATTCAAAGCAACTGCAAATATTTTATCCATTTAGCACACTCGCATATTTTGATAAAGGAAAATGACCTTTAGGCTCAACCCATTCCATACATGTTTTACAATAGTTCTCATATTTAAATAATCTAAAATTCATCATCTTATCTATATTCTCCTGTGTTATGTCAAATGTTTTTGAGTGAATTATATTATTGGCAAACTTCTTACTACAATGTACAAGTTTTCTTGTTTCAAAATTGATAACAGGAACCATAGGAAAAGCTGCACACATCTTACGATCTATTTCAGCAGCTTGTTTGTGTACGGCTGTGACATCATCTTTATTAGGTGTTCTACCATTAAATGATTTCCACATTGTATTTTTATGATTTAACTTTTTCATTTCTTCAGGAAACTTATCTTTGTATTTAAAGTAATTGGGTGTTTTTACACATAGATTATAATTGTTATAATCATTTGGTTGTATAAAACCGTAAGGTTCTAATTTATCTAAATTACCTAGTTTTTTAATACCGTCTTCGTAAAAATCTAATATGTTATGTTCAATATAAAGTATATCAGGATCTTTTAGTATATGTGGATATCTTTTACGTACAAAAGAGTTTGATAGTACTGAACATACGTGATTAGGTCTGCTTTTAACTTCAGCAATTACATCATCTAAATTTTTAATTAGTCCTGGTTCACCACCTAGAAGACAAACACGTATCTTATAGTTTTTTAAATAGTCTAGTGTTTGTTTTAGGAAGTCAATATCAACTGTCAAGTTTCTCATCTCTAAAGTATAACTTGTACAGTAATGACAATCTTTGTTACAAGACATAGACATAAAAAAATCTATGGCTAAATAATTCTGTTGTATTTCTTTTAACGTTATCATCTATTATCAAATTTAGTAAAAAATAATTTATTAAATGCTATTAGTAATTGTTCCTTTGCTAATGTTTTAAATCTTGTTTGTTTAAATAAAAAGTCTTCTCTTTCATAAGCCTTTTCTATAAGATACTCGTAAATATCTTCATTGTGTTTTTCTAGTAATGCTCTATCTAAAATTATATCATCACCAAACAACCACTTTGATCTCTTTACAAATTTAAGCAACCTTTGAGGTATCTTATCTGTTATATCAATCATATTATTGTTATCATCTACATAACAAAAACTAGTGACATTTGGACTTATAATTATTTCATTCATATTGTTGCCATTATAATATTACATGTATTATCCACCTCATTATCCGTTAAATATGGATGAATAGGTAATGTTAGTATTGTATCACATATTAACTGGGAATTCAAGCAGTTATCTTTTCTATGTATGTGTGTTTTATACAAGGGGTTTTCTGATATAGGTATAGGATAATGTACATTAGCGTTAAGTCTTTTCTTTAGTAAATCCCTTGTTTCTTTGTTTTCTAATCTTATGACGTATTTGTGATAACAATGATTTACAACCTCATCAACATGTGGTATAATTACAGGTAGATTTTTTAAATTGTTAGTATATCGTTTTGCAATTCTAAAACGTTTATCTTGCCATTCGTGCATTTTATCCATTCTATGACTAATAAACTCAGCATTGATTGCTAACATTTTAGAGTTGTATCCTAACACATCACCGTTGCCGTGTCTTCTTACTTTTCTTAAAAATTCTGCTTGTTGTTTACCATCTAGTAAAATAGCACCACCACCTGATATACCTGCAACAGGTTTATTTGCATTGAAACTCAATGTTGCAATATCGCCAAATGTACCTGCATATTGACCATTTCTACTTGCACCAAATGATTGACAGGCGTCCTCTATGAGTGGGATGTTTTTTTCTTTACAAAAGTTTTGTATTTCTGTCATGTCAGATATATTACCAAATAAATGAGGATATACAATTGCTTTTGTTTTGTCTGAATACATACGTTTAATACTATCAATTGACATATGATTTGTTTTTGGATCAACATCACAAAATACGGTTGTTGCACCATTCATTGCTACACATGACGCTGAAGATATCCATGAGAAGTTTGTAACTAACACTTCATCGCCAGGTTTTATAGCATATGCCATAAGAGCATATTGTAAAGCGTCTGTACCACTAGCACAAGCAACGACATACTTTCTATTGATAAGTTTTTGTATTTTCTTTTCTAAAAACTCAATGTTTCTTTCATTTTCTTTTTGCATAACATTATCAAAAAGTTTTAAATATTCATCTTTGTTTGCTAGATAATCTCTATCCCAACCTGTCATATAATAACCTCGCTATTTCTTCATGCCCTTTTTTACTAGGGTGTTCATCAATTTTACTTATAGTATATCCATTTATATCTAAAAATTTAAAAAAATGTAATTTTATTAAAATATTTAAATTATTAGCTTTTGAATATCCTATAAAATTATCAATATCAATAAATTTTTCGTATTCATCTATTAATGTTCTTATGTATCTTCTAATAATTTTTTGATTTTTTAAAGGTTCATATCTAGGCAAACCTTTAAGTTGATCTGCTTCTGATCTTTTAAGTCCTGCTAACCAAGGTTCAAACAAACCAATCATTTGAAATTGTTTGTAAGGTATGTTATACCTTTTACATACATTTTGTAAAGTTATGTAACCTAGTAATGATTCTCTTACCCAACCATAAATATCGCCAGGTCTTTTTATTCTACTATTAAACCATTTTGATATAGGCATACCATTCTGCCAATCATCTCTATTTGATTGTGACCATGCAGCCATAACAAGACCTATCTCATCTTTAGGTGTTCTTTCTATTGTGTCTAATAAAGTTTGCAATATATACCTGTTACCTGCACCGTTAGTTGCTAAATTAATTACTTCCATATTCAATTTCTTTCCAAGTAGTTCAGGCCATTTTGACCACGAAGTATCCATATCAGGATACGCTGAAGAAATATATTCTTTAGCTGTATAACTACAACCACTTACTATTAATTTTTTCATATAATATTTCCGCTATTCTCACTTGTCCTAGTGCGTTAGGGTGTCTGTCCAATTCAGATACTCTATGTTTTTCTTTTAATAGACTTTCAATAGTGTATCCTTCTAATTTTTGATCTGTGGGCCAACCTAAAAAATTATCTTTAAACTTATATCTGCTACTTTTTAAAGTTTTTAAATAAGTCATCATCATGGTATCACGTACATATTCTATTCCATGTTTTTGCATTTCCGCAAATTGTTGAAATTTATCTAACTTTGCTTGCATGTCATTTTCATTTAAAGCTGAATAATCTATACCGTTTGTTATTTCCCAAATATGACCTCTAATTAAACTTATCATTTGAACTTGATTGTAAAAAAGTGCTTGATCGGCAACTCTAGTTTTTTGTTGTTCCATTAAATTTTGAAACGCATATTGGTATCTTATAGTTTTATTAATCCAATATTTTATATCTCCTTTTGTATCCGTTCTAATATTATTCCAATTTGTAACATTTTTTATTATATCTCTATACTTATTGTTAGCAAAGGCTTTATCATTTCTCGTACCTGTCCAACTAGATGTTTTTTCCCAATCACGTCTTGGTGCTGATGACCATGCAGCTATAACATGACCTACTTTATTAATATCAATTTCTGTTAAATAATCTGATAAAGAACTATAGATATATTCATTTCCCATTCCTGACTTGCAAAGATTAACTGGTTCCATATTCATTTTCTCTGCTAAAATTTCAGGCCATTTAAGCCACGTAGTATCCATTGAGGGATGTTGCATAGAAATAAAATGAGGATCACCCCAACTACAACCACTAACTACAAGTTTCTTCATACTTTATTTTTTACTATTGATTTACCTTTTTCATCTAAATGATGTTCTATTTTTATATTATCATCTGGTCTAATTAAACAATGATACAGACAATTTTTAGGCACTTTACTATGATCGCCTGCCTCACCGTCTTTCATAATTTGTTCAAACTCTCTCCATTCATCTGACAATACTATTTCATCTATGTTTTCTGCCTCACTTACTTTACTTACTTTTAACATTTTTTGAAATAATGGTGTGCTTAATGTCCATTCTTGGTCGCACCAACAACAAGGTAATAGATGACCTCTATTACTCATAGCCATTTGCATTTTGCCGTTCATACATTGAGCAACAAATTTACCTTCTAGTTTATCTTTTTTATCTGACATTAGGTCTTACGTATCCTTTATATCCTAAATTGTATTCTTTTGATTGAGGTCTTAATGGGTCATCTTCTCCCATCCACCTTGACGAGTGTAACACTATGAACATTAAACCCTCATCTATTGCCATTTGTTTCGCCTTTTCTAAATTGTGTTCATTGTAACTAAACACTATAAACTGCCAAGATGGCGTTTGTTTTAAGTGTTTCTTTGCTTCTAACATAACTTCATATAATTTTTTACCGTCTTGGTTAACACGATACATGTTACTTTCTTCAGGTAAACCATCTATTGCAAATATCCATTTTGCTTTAGGGTGTGCCTTAAACGCTTGTACGTACCAACTTTTAGATTTGGCAGATGAGGCATTATGTACTGTAACTTGTATATCTTTATTATACAGGTACTCTAATATCTCAACAAACTTTGGATGATGTACAGGATCAGATAACTGACCACAAAAATTAAATGATGAAAAATAATCAGATAACTTTCTTATCTCGTCCATTGTAGCATCCCGACCATAAACTTTTCTGCCTTCAAGTGTAAAGTTAGTTTGTCTTTGACATCTCATACACTCTAAAGGACACCTATTGCTTATGTCAATATTTATTCCTTTCTTTGATCTTCTATAAAATGCTATATCACTCATCTTAAATGTTTTAGTAAATTTTCTATTTTATCTTTTTGTTCAGTTAAACATTTTGCAGGTCTTTTCCAATATACAGGTCCACCATCTTTAATAGATTTATCTCTTAAATAAATCACTTCTTTTCCTAACCATTTACATTCTTGTATAATTCTAGGTGCAGGATCAAAGTTAGGTTTAGTGTAAACATAAGTGTCAAATAAACCTAATAGATTTTTAACAGGTACGAATACATGATTATGTTTTTGACTTATGTACTTATCTTTGTATGCTATGATACCATGTGACGTATAATTTTTTATATGTTTTTCTACTTCTCTATAATATGTTTTATTTGTTCCTAAGAATAGATATTTAAATTGTATGTTATCTTCTATAGGTTTGTATATACTAAAGTTTATTATTTTTTCAAATTGTTCGCCTACACCATTTACATATACCTCATGGTCGCATAAGTCAATTACTTCTTTGGGTTCATAAAAATCTAGTGCGATAGGATATTCTTTAACATGGTTTTCTGAATATACAGATATAAGTTTATTACTAAACAAACTGTGTAATGTTAATTTTTGTTCTTCAGTATAACTATTGTAATCAAGGTATGCAAGTGTTAACATACTTCTACCCATAATCAAAGTTACGTCATCTGACCGTGGCATATAGTCATTAAACACTATGTTTTCAAACTTTGTATAACACTCATTTATTGCGTCAATGTAATCTTGTATTATGTGTTTTTTATTGGGTATAACAATCAGTTTGGCACTTATACCTAGGTCGTTGAGAAAACAACAATGTTCATAACTGTAATGAAACAGACCATCACCTGGTTTACTTGTACATACTATATTTACATTTTTCATAATATATTATAACATATTTATGTATAAATATCAATAGAGGGTAGAGTAGAGAATTAAGGAATGAAGCTTGAAAAAGGTATATTTTACTCAAATAAACAATCTAATTGCTGACGCTATCTTTTTACCGTTAAGTGTTGCTTACATATGGGAATATTGTAAGACACAGGTAACAGATTGGGAATTAGGAGACATCTTCTTTGAAAGAGAGTCCGTAGAGGACTATCTAAAAAAGATTGACAATCCTGACATCTTAGCATTATCAACATACGTGTGGAACTGGGACATAACTTGTCAGTTAGCAAGAGCAGTCAAAAAGAAATATCCTAATTGCAAAATAGTAATGGGTGGACCACAAGTGCCATTCAAACAAAGTTGGTTAGAAGACAATACTGACCTATGCGATATTATAGTTACATATGCAGGTGAAAGAGCATTTGCTGAAATACTAAAAGGTAACTATACGTACCCAGGCGTAATGACAAAAGACTCTTATACGCCACCTAAACCAGATAAAGAATTAAACGACATACCAAGTCCTTATTTAAGTGGGTTGATGGATAGTCTTATGCAACCTGGTAAACAATATAGTGCTATCATAGAAACTAATAGAGGTTGTCCATATAGTTGTTCTTTCTGCGATCAACAAGATTTATATTACAATAAGATTGCCATGTTTGATTATGATAGAGTAATAGGTGAGATAGATTGGATTGTAAAAAATAAAATTGACTTCTTATACTTTGGTGATAGTAATGTAGGTATGTTCAATAGAGATGTTGACTTTATAAGACACATCGCTAAACGTAGAAATGAAACTGGTTATCCTAGACAGATAGATTATAGTACAGCAAAACAACAACCAAAACGTATTGTTGAGTTGGGTGAAATACTTAATAAAGAAGCAAAGATAAGACGTGGTGTTACTATTGCTTTACAAAGTATGAATCCTAAAACATTAAAAGCAATCAAAAGAATTAATCTTGCAAATGAAAAATTAGAACAAATTGTTGGCGACTATAATAAAGCAGGTGTTGATAATTATTGTGAACTAATTGTAGGTTTACCTGAAGAAACATTAGACACATGGATTGAAGGTATAGGTAAGATACTAGAATTAGGAAGTGACCATGCGTTAACAGTACACCCTTTGAGTATTGTACCTAATACTCCTTTTTCTGATCCTGAATATAAAAACAAATACGGATACAAATATACAAAGACAGCTGCACCTGCAGGTGGTAATACTTATCCTAAAGATAGTAATGGTGAGATTGATTATGTTGCATATGAAAGTAAAAGTTTTAGTAAACAAGATTATATAGACATGTATTTTTTCGCTAAAGGTCTTGTGATACCTCATCACTATCATGGTGTTAGTCAAGTTGCAGCCACATATCTTAACCGAGAACACAATGTACCATTTATAGATTTTTATAAAAAACTATTTGAGTATAGTAGAAATGGTAATGGCATACTAAATGAAGAATATAAAAATCACACAAACAGTTTGAAACAAAGTTTATTTGAAGATAAGACATGGGGTAGAACTATTGAAGGTGGCGATGATTTTCATATACAAGATAATGGTGCAACAGCTTCTTTCTTATATAAAAACATAGACAAGGTACATAAAGAAGTTATAGACATATGTAAGAAAGAATATAATGTAGATGTATCAGAAGCGTGCCAGTTTAACAAGCACATTATTGACACATACGAAAGAGATGATACAGAAAAACAATTTGATAAGAATTGGTATAGTTGGTTCTACGATAACAAACCATTAGTCGCTGTTAATAATATCGTATCTGTAGCCGTTTATAAATATAAAGATATAGTAGACCACTCAAAGCATTTATTCTGGTGGGGAAGAAAAGCCAAGAGATGTTTTTTGAAATCAAAGGAGATTATGTTATGATAAGAGTTGGCGATATAATACCAGATATAAAAACTATGCACAAAGATAGTGCAGCCACAAACTGGTATTCTACACACGAATTATTTAAAGATAAAAAGATATTACTAATAGGATTGCCTGGCGTATTTCTTGTTGAGTATGCAGCCACACATTTAAAAGCATACGACTTCTATTACAGCAAGATAAGAGAACTAGGTATTGATGAAGTATATTTTACAAGTGTTGATAATTGTTACGTACAAAACGCATATCACAAATCAGAAAATTTATCGTACCTAAAAAACTTACCTGACCCTAATGGTGATTGGGCCACATCTATAGGTATGTTAGAGAGTATGAGTAAAGAAGGATTAGGAAATTGTAGTCATAGATACGCTATGATTATAGACAATCTAATTATGAAACATTGTAAGTATGAAGACTTTACACACAACCCTATGACGTGTTTTCAAGTATCAGACGCTGATACAATGATTAAGTATTTAGAAATTATACAAACAAATTATGAAAGGTTTAATGATGACGCCAGAGATAAGGTTGACGTCCTTGGAAGAAACAAGATCAGCACCGTATTGTCGTGAGCTAAAAACTCTTTGGTACGATAGAGAATATCTATTAAATCATTTAGAGAATATAGACGAAAACAATTGGTATCTGTTTGATTGTGGTCATATAAGATGGACTGTACAAGAGGCATTTAATGCTAGACGAGAATGTAAAAACTATCCTTTTAGTGAGTTTCATTATGAGTTGATAAATCTTTTTACACCTGCAATATCTTTTGATACTGTATTGTACACACAAACAGCAATAGGTGGTGCACCACCACACCAAGATAGAAACAGACCTACTGCTTTAAACTTTGCAATACGAGGTGAGTTTAGTGATACAAGTCCACAAGTTTTCTATGATAGTTTTGATAGAAGTACAGAAAAGTATAGAATGACATATGAGAAAAATGATATTACAAATGAATTTGCACCTTGGATATTTAAAGGTCCTGAAATACATGGTGTAGAAAACAAGACAGAAAAAAATAGAATTATTATAACTTGTGCTTGGCGACATAATAGTTATGAAGATATAGAAAAAAGATTACTAGATGGTACGTTAGTAAACTGGGAACAGAATGAAAAAAACAAAAGGATAAAATTTATATGAGCAGTGTAGATAGAACAAACAAAGCGCTTCAAAGACTTTCTACTATGGGTGATTGGTTGCAAATGAAACAACACATTAATACTAGACAGATAATGAAAGACCTTGAGCCATACAAAGACTCATGGAAACCTTACAATTTAAGAAACCCAAATAACAGGTGGGGATTAAGTGTAACAAGTTTAGATGGCAAGTTAAGTGGTATACCTGATTTAGATAGTTTACTACAATACAATAAGATACATGGTACTAGTATTACAAATCATCACATAAAAGAATACACCGAAGTATATGATAACTCAAAAGAATTACAGAAACTCATTGAACCATGGAAACCTTGGTTAGGGAGATGTCACTTTCTAAAACTAAACACAGGTGGTTATTTTCCTGAACACTATGATGTAAACAAATTAGAATATGGTTATGATGAAATAAGATTTATTGCTTTCATTAACAGGTGTGATAAAAAAGATTTAAAGTTTATATACGAGGATACAGTTAGAGATGTTAAAGATGGCCAGATGTTTTTCTTTAACGCAAACAAAAGACATTCAGTTTTTAGTACATCGGACGATATTATTATGTTAGTATTTTGTATGAAGTTTGATGAACATTTATTTGAAAGATTAATAGAACAATATAGGTATGCGTAATGTGGTATCATAAAAAATTTAAATTACAATACGATAAAAACGTTTTCAATGAGATAATTGAATATGCTGAAAGAGCAACATGGAGACAAGGGTACGATCAAAATGGTTTACTTTGGAATGTTGAAGAACTACCTTTAAACCCTAAACAGTTTCCTATACTAAATGAATTGTATGAAGGTCTAAATACAGAATTTAAAAGACCATCATTTTTTATTAGTAATGTGAAACCTGGTGGGTTAGTAAACCATATTGACCACAACAAATGGGGCAATCTAGGTATACCTTTGAAAGGTGATTTTGAAAATACACCTCAATACTTTTACGATCAATTCAATCATCCAGTAGAGTCATTCGTAGTTGATAGTCCTGTTATATTCAATACACGTATGTTACACGCTGTACCTAGACAGTTAACTGATACAGGACCTAGATGGGTATTGATGATGGATTTATTTGAGTGGGTTGATAAATTGTTTGCAAAGATTGACAACAAAACTATATGGACAGACACAAAGAATTTCAAAAATGCGTAACTTCTATTTTCTACAGATACCTTTAGGTACAGACGCAGCCTATCTGCCACAAGCAGTAGGTACGATCTGGTCTTATTGTAATCAGTTTGAAGAAGTACGAAAGAAATATAAACTTGCAGGTGTATGGTGGAACAAAGAGATTGATATAGTTGAACCTGATTTTATAGCTGCAAGTTGTTATATGTGGAACTGGAAAATAACATATGACGCATTGAAAGAAATAAAAAAGAAGTATCCTAAATGTAGAATAGTTGTAGGTGGACCTGAACCACAATATACATCAGAATGGTGTAAAAAACATCCTGAAATAGACGCTGTGTTAGCATACTATGGTGAAGAAACAATGAGAAGATTACTAGTAGATGATGAACTTAACATACCAGGTGTTGTTACAAAAGACTTTAACAATGCAGCCGAGGCAGAATATGCCGACCCTAAAATGATACCTAGTCCTTATCTTAATGGTTTCTTTGATAGTTTACTAGAAGGCAACACACAAAAAGTCAGAGCAATCTTTGAAGGCAATAGAGGTTGTCCTTATACTTGTTCTTTCTGTGACATAGGCCATAAGAAATATACAAAGATACAAATGTTTGAAACAGAAAAATGTTTAAAAGAACTAAAATGGATGTGTGATAGAAATGTAACTGCTATAGATGTAGCAGATAGTAACTTTGGTATATTTCCTAGAGATGAAAAACTTGTAGATTTTGTAGTAGAACAAAAGAAGGCAGGTAAATTCAATGGTAGATTTATGCCTACGTGGGCTAAGACACATGGTGAAAAGATAATGAAGTTAGCAAAGAAATTGCAAGACGCAAATGTAGATGACACTTTTGGTTTTAGTTTACAATCTACAAATCCTGAAACTTTAGATAATGTCAATAGAAGAAATGCGTTTGATATTAAGAGTTTCAAACCTATCATAAAGAATTTAAAAGACAAAGGTGTTTCATCATATACAGAATTAATCTTTCCTTTGCCTGGTGATAGTTTAGAAACATTTAAGTATGGTCTACACGAAATAGTTGACATGCCTGCACCATTTGATATGATACAGATTAATACTTTAAGTAGATTAAGTAATACAGAATTTAACACAGGTTTTCCTGAAATGATATGGCAAAATATTAAAGGTACTGCAAAGCCATATAACAATGATGTAATAGATGAGATTGCTGTTGCAACAGATAAGATGACAAGAGATCAAGTCTTTGAAGGTTTCTTTTATAGTAGAAGTTTCTTAATACCAATGTACTGGTATGGTCTAGCAAAGTATCATGCTGATTGTTATTATGAAATTAATGGTAATAGAAGTGAATTATTTAAAGACATATATTCAAAACTATTTAAAAACAAAACATTTATGAAACACAAACTAGATGTTAGAGAACATTATTTTAAAGCACTTAATGAGTACAAAGACATTGGATATAAGATACTTAATAAAGATATAAATTATTATACAGATACAGCTTATTCTCACTTGTTCTATACCGAGAATAATATATTTGATGTGTTCAAAGAAATGTATCCAGAATATGATGAGATTATTGATCGCAACAAAAAAGATTTCAGACCTATTGACGATAAGATGGAATGGCTCAGAGATATACACGTTAGAGGTAGATTTAGTGAGTCTTGGAGAATAAAATGATAAACAAATTAATATGGAATAAAGTAGAAGAATTATTTTACTGGAACATATCAGTAGATAGCCCTATCAATCAATTACCTTTTACAATGGATTTTATTCTTGCTTGTCAAAAAGAATTTTCTATGACAGTAAGAGATAAAGAATACCCTATACATCTAGGTGGTATAATGGATTGGCACGATAAAACAATGGGCGATTTCGTAAAAGAAATAGATAAACAATATCAAAGTAATTACTTTGTAGCAGAAAATGGCACAAGTACAACAGGTGTCGTAGGTGAAATAAAAGATGTAAACGATAAACCTATTACAAACAAATGGAATATAAGAGGTGAAGCTCTTGTTAAAAGATTACAAGCAATGCAAAAAGAAAGACCTAATTTAACAATATTAGATATGGGTTGTGGTGTAAATGAATATAAGAAACATTTAAATAATGTTACAGGCGTTGATCCATATAGAAAAGAAGCAGACATAATCTGTAGTCAAGCAGATTTTAAACCTGCTGATGATATAAAATGGGATGTAATTATATGTTTTGGTCCTCAAAACTGGTATACGTATGATGAACAATATAGAAACTTTATGACGTTAAAGAATTGTTTAGCACCTAGTGGTCTATTATTATGGTCACATGTTCATAATTACTATAAAGTATTTCAACCAGATCACCCACATGGTCATACTTGGATACATGGCGATTTAGAACATGCACAAAAAAATAGTGCGTTTTATTTTTATGATAGAAACTGGAAGTACACATGGTACTTTAACTGGACTGAACATGCTGTAAATACACTTGCAGGTCATGTAGGTTTAAAAATAAACAAAGTTGATTACGACCATTGTAATTTATACAGACCACCTATGTACAGAATATTTACGGAGATGACACATGGTTGAACAAGGTAACTTCTTTGTCAAATGTCATAACATTTATTACAATCAACAATGGTTGATAGATGTATTAGATAGTTTGAAACCTAGTGATTGGGTAAACGGAGTTAGTAGAACAGGCGTAGCATGGAATGTTAGTGAGTGTAGAAATATACCATATGAGAATATGTGGAAAGATATTGTAGAGAATATGAATTTAGATCAAGTCGGTAGTACAGAAAGAACATTCCATGGTGAAAAACCATGGGCATTCTTTTCTAAATTACCACCAGGTGGTATAAATTTACACTACGACCACAGACGTTGGGGTGCAATATTATTTCCTGTAAGAGGTAAGTTTGAACTCACACCTCAAATATTTGCAACAGAAAACTATACAGAAATAGAAAGATTTAATTTTGAAAAAAGTAAGATACATGATAATGGTACACCTGTATTTTTTGATAGCAGAGTTTTACATGCTGTACCTACACCTTTAGATTTAGAGGAAGAAAGAGTTGTATTTTCTGTTAACATACACTCACATCCTACAGAAATGTTTAAGAAAGCTGTTGATGGTACATGGTTAAATAAGAATACAGAAAACATAGGTGTATCTAATGACTAATTTCTATTCTATACAAGCAGATAAAATGAAATTTAATTTAGATATGTTAGTTGATCTATACAAAACAGTAGATCAAACAAAGTGGGTACATAGACAAGATAAGTTACCACAGTATTGGCCTATTGATGAAAACAGCACGTTTGATCGTAACCATGAATTTTACAGACTACTAAAAGAAAACATAAATGCTGATATAGATGAAACGAGAGTATATTTCAGTAGAGTACATCCAGGTGGTATACCTAACCATTGGGATTTTGAAAATTTTACTAAACTACAATTTCCTGTTATATGTGATGAAGAAGATAACGATTGGTCAAAGTCGCCTGTTATCTTTATAGATCAATTTGACCAAGTTGTAGAAAGAGTAGAACATACGAATAATACGCCTATAATTTATAGTGCGAATTACATGCACGGAACAATCAAATCTTTAGATAATACAAACGATAGAATTACTTTTGTTGTTGATATTAAGTATTGGTTTGCCAGAGTTAGATCAAAATATAACAACGGTACTTTGTTTACAAACAACAAAGCGTTTTGGAGTATGGCATGAACAGGTGGGATATAACTGTTAAACAAAGTAACTATGATTTCAATCCTTTTAGAGAAAGCGATCATGGTAAATACTTTAAGACAGTTACAAACATTTATGAGGACTGGTCAAAGGAATTAGAATATGCAAACAAGCAACAATATGATTTCTATTGGCCTAGTCCTGTAAAACCAGGTGGCGATCATTTTGATTATGAGTATGAAAATAAACTAGTAGAAGATTGGGGTATACCTAAAGACTTTGTAATCTACAGAATGTGGACTGCAACAAAGAAAGAGTGTCCTATATTGTGTGGTCTAGCAGACAAGTTAGGTTTAGAAGACGCACAGGTAAATATACAAACTCAAACTACAGGTATGATGTTACATTTACATATTGATAGTTTAACAGGTTTAAGAAAAGAGAGAAAAGATCAATCATCAAGCAGAGCAACTGATCCTGAATGGGGTAGAGTTTTTGTTATGTTAGAAGATTGGAAACCAGGTCATATTATTCAATTTGGGAATACATATGTACCACCATGGAAAGCAGGTGATGTAGTATGGTTTGATTGGGCAAACATACCACATAGTACTGCTAACACAGGACCATGGCCTAGAACAATTGCAAAAATAACAGGTAAACAAACGCCTAAATATAAAAAACTACTATAGGATAAATTATGAGATTATTGATTATATTATTATTTTTATTTGTATCTACAAAAACTTTCGCTGAAGACAATCGTTTTGATTGTAGTTGGGATGATGACCCACCTTGTATAGTGATTCCTGTAGGTAGCTTAAATAATTCAAACGCATTAGGTGATAGAATAACACCTACAACAACAATTACAAAAACAGAAATAAGAGAACACAATCTAATTGATTTACCAAGTGTTTTAAATTACGTATCAACACTAGACGTTACACAATCAGGACCAAAAGGACAAACTGGTTCTGTATTTTTAAGAGGTACAAACTCTAATCACACTTTAGTTTTATTGAATGGTATACCTATCAATGATACATCAACACCTACAGGTGCATTTGACGTTGGGCAAGACTTTATGTTTAACGTTGTACAAATAAATGTATATAAAGGTGGTGCAGGTGCTCATTGGGGTGCAGACGCTGTAGGTGGTGCAATTAATTTTATAACAACTGTAGATTACGATAAAAGATATAATGTATCAGGTAATGGTAATGATAAAACTATAAGTGGTAATTATTATACTAGATTAAATGACTTTGATATATCTGTTTCAGCAGGTGAACATGAGTCTAAAAATGTTTCTGCTTTATCAGGTGCTGATGAAAAAGACGGTACAAAAAATCAGACTATAGGTGTCAATGTAAGTAAATGGTATGATATGATACATTGGCGAGCATCTTGGTTTACAAGAAATACGTTTACAGATATTGATGGTCATAGTCTTGCTGTACAAGATGACAAATGGTCTGATAATAGTTTTTATGCTTTTCAAACAGGTATAGATTACTTTAATAATAGTTTAACTTTTCATACACACGAATATGAAAGAATTTATGATGACGCTAATTATGATAGTCAAAATTGGTCATTAAGAGGTGTACATCAAAGACAAAATTGGGGAATAGGTTTTGATTATAAACATGATGAAAATTATGGTAAATCTGCATGGTCAGAAAACACAGGTAGAAATCATGGCATGGGATACTTCTTTAATTTTTCATACAACATATTATCATATCATCATAGATTTGATGAAGACCATGAAACTTATAAAATAGGATTCTTACAAGAATTAGACGATGGTTTAAGTATAAGTGGTAGTCACTCAACGTCATATAAAGATAAAACATTATACAGCGATGTAGTATATGGTGACTCACAAGAGGTAACGTTAACTAAAAATAACTTTGCTACTACTATCTTTCAAAATGATATAGGTGATCTGAATACAAATGGTGTAGAGATGTCATATAATACAGGTGATTGGAAACTTTTTGCAAGTAATTTAACAAGTAAAACAAAAGATGTATTATCATTAAGAAGACCAGAATGGTCACTTGGTTTTATTCACAATAAGAAGTTTGAAAATAACTTTACTTTAACTACTAACTACAAATACAAAGGTAAACATTTAGATATACATAACTCAAACTGGTCTACAATATCAATGCCAGAAACACATTTAGTTGATTTAAATCTAGGTTATAACTATCATGGATTTAATTTTGGTGTAAGTCTAAACAATCTATTGAATGAGAAGTATGAATCACCTCATGGTTTCTCACAAGAAGGTAGAAAGTTTACTTTAGGTTTTAACAAATCATTTTAATGTACGATACAATATTTTGGGCTATAATAGGAACTTTAAGTGGTGTCATCTTTGGTGTAATACCAGGTGCAGGACCTTTTGTTGCAACGGCAACTCTATATCCTTTTCTAACACATATAGAGCCTGTCAATGTTATGATGTATTACGTAACAGTTTTGATTGCAACTAATTATACAAATAGTGTAACTGCTATTCTGTATGGTATACCTGGTGACGCCACAGCAATGAGTACTGCAAGATATGGTCACAAATTATTCTTAAAAGGTTTTGGTAATCTAGCAGTTGCTTCTAACGCTGTAAGTAGTACAGTAGGAGTTATATTTGCTTTTACTGTTTTTATTTTTGTATTGCCTTGGATCATAGAAGTTTTTAGATTTTATAATAGTGTACTACAGACAGTTATTGTTGCAGCTGCAATTATAATGATTACACTATTGACAAAACAAAATAAATTGTTTACAATAATACTGTTTTTATTCGGAGGCATGATTGCAAAAGTAGGTATAGACCCTATTACATTTGATAGTTTTTTGACTTTCAATAACTCATACCTCGCAATCGGAATACCTTTTGCAAGTGTGATGATAGGATTATACATAGTGCCAGAACTAACAAAGTTAAATAGTTTTAAAGTAGAAGTACCTAAACGTATAAATACTTTTACAGTTGGTAAAGATACAACTACGCCTACACTCATAGGAAGTTTTGTAGGATTTTGGTGTGGTCTTATACCAGGTGTAACAAATATTCTTGGCAGTTATGCAAGTGCAAATATTGTTAAAAGGTTTTTCAAAAAACCTGTACTTAAAAGCATAGCAGCCGCAGAGGCAGCAAATAATAGTGGCGCCTTATCATCACTATTGCCTTTGCTTATACTAGCGATACCCATTACGGGAAGTGAAGTTTTGATTTATTATATTATGTTAGAAGATGGTTTCGTTTTCAACGCTCAAAATACAGTCAAACATTTAGAAAGTATAATTTATATTATACCCTTTGTTACTGCCTTTTGTTTGGGGTTAAGCTGGTACGGTTTCAATCTGTTAGGTAAGATTGCATATCTCTATAAACAATATAGAACAATTGCAAACATCTTACTTCTCTCAATAATTAGCATTGCAAGTATATCAATATTCGCCATACGTGAATGGATGATTATCTGTATATTTGTTTTGTCTATAATCGGGTTCTTAATTAGACGCTGGGATACTAGTCCTATTATTTACGGATACTTTCTAAGCGATCTATTTTACGAAAATTTAATTAGAACATTAATAATCTTATAGGAGATAAAAAAATGAAAAAAATAATGTTAATAATAATGAGTATGTTGTTCAGTACAATGGCATATGCTCAAGTACAAATAATCAATCCTGGTTCACAAGAAGGTGTCTTCAGACAAATTCTTTCTACAATAGGTGATACAACTGACCATAACTTTGTTCAGGCAGATAATCCAGTTACTGCATACACTTATATTGAAGGTGAATCTAATAAACCTATCTTAACGATATGGTCTAGTGAATGGCCAGGTGACGATAGTTTGAAAAGTCCGAAAGTATCTAAAGATAACATTGTAGCTTTAATGACATATGAAACTCTTATGTGTAGTAGAGCATACAATTCACTTGAAGATATGGGTGGACAAACTGTTAAGATTGCGACATGGGGATCAGAACCAGTTGCAAAATTCTTAAAAAATTTAGGTGCAAAATATGATGTAAATTTTGTAGTTGTACCTTATTCTGGCAGCGGAAGTACTACTAAAGGTTATGTTGGCAAAGACGCCGATACTGTCTTTACAATTACTTCACGTCAAGCCGCATTAGAGGAAGATGGTTCTAAATGTATTGCCTTTTCAGAAAAAGGTGAATTAGGTTTTAGATTTGTTGACGCAATCATCACCATTAATGCTAACTACGCCTTAACAAATGAATTACGTTCTGCTGTAACAAACCTCTCTACAACTACCGAGTGGAATAGTAAATTCAAAGGCTCTGTAACTTATGTTGGAAATGGTTCTAATCAAACTATAGAAATGTTTGAAGAGGCTGTTGCTAACTTTAGTAAGTAATACAATTATGTAAGAGCTGGTTGGCATCCTTATAGTTGTCAAACAGCTCTTGCTGATCTCTACCAGTTATGTTAAGATTTACATTAAACTTTTTGTTTTGTAGATTTTGAAATTCAGGTATATTCATACCGACTTCTAACTTCTTATTCAGATAATTTAGATATTGTTCAACGATTTCTATATTCTTTATTTCTTTAATTACACCAGGTTTTAATTGAGTACAACCCCATAGTAGATGATTTGTAATTTCTGGTTCTTTGTTGTTACCTATATTGTTAAATATATTATTGCCAGGTAACTTATCTAATATATTAATAAACTGACCTATACGTGTATTAAAGTCTATTGCAATTAATTTTTTACCTGATATGTGAAAGTCAGGACCTGCAAAGTACATATCTTTTACTTTTAGTTTATCAACTATAGTCTGTACGAAACCATACATTATTCTATGTTGCTCTTCATCTACTTCACTCACAGGTATAGACCATACTGCCATATCTTTTGCGATATCACTTTTCTTACTGATTGAATGTTGATCTATAGGATTTTTATGAAAGTCTAATATGTCGCCATACTTTACTTTAGCATTTCTTACATAGAATAAACAATCTACTTTACCATCTTTAACATAACCATAAGGTGATATAGATGGCTCTTCAGACCAATAGTATTCTTGTGCCATAATTTTACAAGGTACATTATTAAAGTTTTCATTTTGAATACCTGTTTTATTGATTTCAAAAAAATCATTATGATAATTTAGTTTACTTAAATGATCTAAAAAATGATGTTTGTTATTCCATCTTCTATACTCTATTATAGGTGTATTCTGATCTGATTTAGGATAGAAAGAATTACTACCAGTACCGATGTCAGGTTTTGTAAAAAACTCATTGCCATCAAATACATCTAGTTGACTATGAAAGGTAGGTGTAATACTTTTAGGTACGTTATGTTGTAGTCCTATTACTCTACAAAAATCATCAAGTTTCTGTTTATTACTAAACACTTCAGCTGCAAAGGCAGACATATTGTTTATACCGTAATAACTTTCTAATTGTGCTTGAATAGGAAATAAATTTTCTGATACACAAAACACTTTATCACAAGATATAATTTGTTTTGTGATTTCTATTATATCAAACTTCTTTGATACAACTAAATCGTCTATGTGTTTTATGAAAGGTTTGTAGCGATCGCCTGACTTGTTTGGCACCACATCACAAACCAATGTGATGTGGTTATTTAAATTCGCTGTGATAAGACCTTCGGTCTTGTTAAGACTACGCTTATGTGATAATATAACTACATTCATTCATAATATATATGTGTTGATTAAATATTAACTATTCAGCTGATGTATCAAAATGATTCAAAACTCTTTCATCCGTAACAACCGCTCCTAATTCTTCAGAATTTATAAGATCATCAACAACTGGTAAAGCAGCTGCTTTTTCTTTCCACTCTTTGTATAAAGCTTCAGTTTCAAATTCTTTTACAATTAAAACTGATTTCTTATCATCATTTAAAGTAGCATACTTATCTATTACATATAGTGCTTCGTTGTTAATGTGTTGGTTTATGTCATCTTCGCTTATTTCTGTTGATGAACTTTTATTAAAAAATTCCTCTACTGATCCAAACGTTAACGACTCATTTTTATTAGTTAATTTCCATTGTTGAATATGTGTTTCCATTAGTTAAACTCCTCTATTGTTTCAGTTTTTCCGTTATCGTTTGTACCCCAAGGTGTTATTTCTGCAAACAATCCTTCTTGTTCCGATAAATTAAAATCTATATTGGGCAATAAGCTTCTTTTCTTTTTCCATTCGTTATACATTGTAATGTTTTCAAATCTTCTAACAATTATAACTGCTTTGTTGTCATTTGTTAAGACACCCATTTTTTCATATATATAAGTTTTATTTACTTCTTCGTGTGCCTTTAAATCTTCTTCATCTGTAGTTCCAGTATATGCTGAGTCAAAAAATTCATCAACTGACTCATAAGTTTTGTTTGGATCTACTAAATTTTTATATAAAAATTGTATATCTATTGCCATAATTTAACCCCAAATTGATTAATACTATTATTTATACGTATAAATACTACTATGGCAGCTACAGCTAATTATAATATAGACCAAGGTGCAACTTTCAGTTCAACTGTAACCGTAAGGGATAACAGCGGAGATCCGTTAGATTTAACGGGTTATACGGCAACTGCAAAAATGGCTTTGGGATATAGTTCCACAAGAACGAGAACAGATTTAACTATTGTGTTTGATAGTGATAGAACATCAGGAAATGTTACAATGTCATTAACTGCAACACAAACGGCTGCTTTAGAAGCGCCTGCAAGATATGTTTATGATTTAGACATAACAGATTCTTCAGGAACAGTAACAAGAATAATTGAAGGTCTAATTACAACTAGACCTAACGTATAATAGGAGAAAATATGAGTAGTGAATTGAACACAGCAACAGACGTAACTAAAGAACAAACTTTTACAATTGATGGTAAAGACTATAAAAGAAGTGAGTTAAATACAAAAACTTTAAATAGTATTATCATTAGACAAGACTTACAAGCAACCAGAGTTAAGTTGTCTTTAGAGTTAGAAAAAGTTGCTATTTTACAAAAACACTATGATGATATTATTGCCAGTGAATTGGGTATTGATACATCAAAAGAAGCTGAAAAAAAGTAGTTATTAATTAGTTTTACATTACCTTATTATTATAAATATTATAAACTTACTAGTAATAAGGTAATATGTCAGACAGAATAACAGCTACAATTAATAATAATACTTCGGGACCGAGAAGCGTTTCCGTTACCGTACCATCAGCTTCAACAAGGTTAAATGCTTTGAGTGATGTAAATGCCACATCATTGGCAGATGGTGCAATGTTACAATATGATAATGATTCTAAAAAATGGACAAGTCGAAATGATATAAAAACTGAAAGTGGTAATTTAATTCTTAACGGTGGCACATTTTAAAAAAAAGGGAGAGATTTTAAATGGCAACAATAATCAAAATTAAACGAACCACTGGTGCTAATGCACCCAGCGGCCTTAACCAAGGGGAACTAGCTTATGTCTATGATACTTCAGCAACCGATAGTGGTGCTGGTGGTAACGGTTATAGGTTATTCATTGGTGATCCAACATCTTCATCTAATTCAGCAATTGAAATTGGTGGAAGATATTACACACAACTTTTAGACCACACACCAGGAACGCTAACTGCGTCTTCTGGTTTAATAGTAGATTCTAATAAAGCAATTGATGAATTGTTTATTGGTAATAATGCTACTACAGGTGGTACAATAAAATTAAACGAAGGTACTAATAACGGTGCAAACTTTGTAGCTCTTAAATCTCCCAACTCATTAGCTGCAGACGTTACTTATACTCTTCCAGGTACTTACTCAAACGGTCAATTTTTAACAGTTGATGGTTCTGGTAATTTAAGTTTTGCTGCTATTCCATCAGGTTCATTTACACTTGCTGGTGATAGTGGTACTGACACATTTACTACTGGTCAAACTTTAACGTTTACTGGTGACACAGGAATTACTACATCTATTACAGATAATGAAATAACAATAGATTTAGATGACACTGCTGTAACTCCAGGTAGTTATGGTTCTTCAACTGCAATTCCAACATTTACTGTTGATCAACAAGGTCGTTTAACAGCGGCTGGTACGGCTACAATATCAACAAC